GTCATAACTGAACAGAGGGTACATCTCTTTAATCTGAGCATTCGTTCTGGTCACTCTGATAGCATCTTTGTACTGCTCCTTCCATTTGTGATATGCTTTCTCTTGTGATTCCAGATCCACAAATATGAACAATATCCGGTAGTACATTCTGCCCTTTACGATAGCTCTCTCTACCATTGCTTCACCGTATGCATCGTTGAAGTACGGTGGCTTTAGCAGCTCCGGATTTTCTGTACTCATCACTTGGATGCAGTAGAAAAATTTGTCATTGTTTGTTTGGTTGAATGCTGTTACTGACAAGCATACGAATAGAATTACAAATAGTGTTCTCATGTGTGTTGAATTTAAAAATTTTAATTAAAGTTTTGAATATGAATACAGTCTTTATCCTTGTATACTTTTACCATTATAGTGTAGTCATAACTTACAATGTTGTCGTTTACCTTAAACAGATAGCCTTGTATCTTACGTTGGAAATTGGCATTACCATCTTCTATCTCAAGCATTATTGTTTTCTCTTCTTTCCCATCTTTGAACGAGACCTCAAGCCAATAGTACTCAAGGTCATCAGGATTCCATTCTGTATAATACATTGCACCATCTTCGTATGCCTCGTCTCTGTCTGTATAGCCTTTCTTTTCGCACCACTCTATCAGATGTTCTTCGTACTTGATGTATGTATCATCAGAGGTAAACCAACCCACATTCATTCCCTCGTGGGTCACGTCACATTTTCTTGCGTATCTCATGCTAATTGTTTTTCAAAGTTAATAATATTTTGTGTTGCTACCTTATCAAATTCTTTGGTGTCAATGCTCTCAAAAAATTCATAGTCATCAAATACATTCCCATCTTTAGTGACCGTTACATCTTCGATGATGTATTGAGAGTCCTCTCCTGGTTCTTCAAGTGTTGCCTTATACCCTGGGCAGAAGATGTAATCGTTAATGGTTATTGTGAAACCAAGATAATCAAATGTAATCATTTTTAAAAGTTTAAGTGTTTAGAAATTAAGATAAAAAACTAAAATCAAAATCATTTATAAAATCCTCTGTTAAGGTCGGCAGCGATTCTTTTCTTAAATATTCGCCGTTAATAACTAAGTTATCGAATGCCTTGCTACTACTGTTACCTTTTACATTATAACAAGCTCCATCGGTATCCATTAAAATAGTTGTTTCGCCATTAAATTCCTGAATAATAACTAAGCACTCAGGCGTGAAAGTAAATAATTCGTTTGCTGTTTCGATTGTTACGTTGTTGTTTGTGATAATAATTTTCATTTTTAAAAGTTTTAAAGTTAAAAAATATTGCAGTGTAAGATGCTGCACCCTATTGATTTACTTTTCTGTTCCGTACTGCTCAATGTAGTATGCAACGTCATTCCAATTTACTCCGAACTCAGCACTATGTTCTTGAATCATATCTATCAAGCACTGCTTTGCCTGTTCTTCGTTTACTTTATGTGTCGGATGTCTATAGTTTACAAAATCATCTGTATCCCATTTGATAGACTCTTTTTTGTACTGCTCAAATTCTACGAGCAAATCTTCGTACATCTTTTTATAATTTTTTCTCATGGTGTTAATTTTTTAAATGTTGAAATAAAATTCTTCTATGATATAATCTTTGTTCTCATATTCTTCGCCTCTGAAGGTGTATGTATCAGAGTCTTCGTTATACTCTATCTCATCCAGAAAATCTTGAGGCACGTCATTTGTTTCATGTATTCCATCTGTGTTGTATTTTGTAATGCCGTATATCTCCATGCCTTCTTCACTATAATAGTGTTCAGCGGAGACCTTAAACTGCTTACAAACCATTGCAACATCTTCTATATTCGGACACCATTTTGTTTCGTAATGGATTCCGTATTCATCCTTATAGATTTCAAAAAAGTACCCACTTTTTATGTCAGATTCATGTATCTTCTGACCTTCGTTTGTCTTACTTTCTTGTGCTATCGCTTTGTCAATAGCAGCATTGAGTCTGTCAATGTTTTCTTTTTCTCCACTGAAGGAGACTGAATTTGAACACCAGTTTGGCATAGTTGTAATGTTTTAAATGTTAGATAATTTTGTCATTGTCTCTATCTGTTCTCTCTTTCTCTCTACTATTACTGGGTTGTACTTATTCTTTTGGAATGTGTTGCTTTCTCTCATGGCTATTCCAAAATTGGCATAGCAGAACATAACTCTGTATGTATTTTTATCTGTCTTCTCTATCAGTGCTGTGTCACTGGTGAAGGCAAAACTTTCTTTCTGTACTTGGCTTATGTTGTCTGTGTTCATCACTTGAATGCAAGCGCAATTTTGTGCTGATGCTTTGATTGTTAGCAGCGTTAAGGCTGCAAAGATTAACTTTCTCATGTGTGTGTGATTTTTTGTGTGTGTTGAAAATGTTTGCAGTTGTTCGGATGCTGCGCCCCGATTGACTATAGAACTCTTTTGCGCAATGTATCTTTGAACTCGTCTGTGGCGCATAGTTCTTCAATAGTGCTGTACTCTACATCTTTTGTTTCTAATAAACTTATTCTTTTTTCTGTTGTGTAGTAGATGCCAGAGAATTTATATCTATCCTTTGCGCTGTACTCATCATAAAAACTTTCTCTTCTTATCTTTACTTCAATTGTCACGCAATCATTTTTATGTTCAGATACATAGAATGTACCATTATTTGTAAATTGTATCCTACAAATTTTTATTTCTCTGCTGTAAGGGTGTATATTAATCATTGTTCTATCTTCGGGTAAGTCTTCTCTCAGTAAGTCAGCAATTCTATGTAGCTCATTCTTTTGTAGGTCTGTCCAGATTTGGTATTGGATTTTTTCCTCCTCATCAAGTTGTTTAATTCGTTCTTTTTTGTCTTGTAGTGGCTTAACGTCTACTAAATTAAACTTTGTTTTCGGCTGTGTTGAAGCGTTTAGTTTTTCGAATTGTGCCGATAGCAATTCGATTGTTTTCTGTTGTGTGTTGGTTAACATTTTTTAAAATTTAAATTGTTTATAATTTGGTTTGTCTCATCAGTGCATCGGAAACCATCTCAATGCATAGGGAGTAAAACTCCCTTTCGACTATTCCAAATCTTCGTTATACTCAAACGAGCCTGTCTCTATGTATTCAAAAATCTCTTCGAGATACACGAATTCGTAAGTCTTTGAGTCAGCGCAACAGATTGTAAAAGTCTGACGGTCGTGTATGTTTTCTTTTTTGTCCGGTATTATTGTACCGGCAGCAATCATTAACCAAAAAAATAGTTGTGTCATGGTGTGTTGTGTTTAAAATTTGAATGTGAATTTAATATCTGATTTGTTACTATCTATCGAGTTTAAATAGTTTGATATATTTGTAAATTCATTATGATTTTTTACCCTCCAACTTTTTAAAAATGGGTAATTTTCATGTATTTCAATATCCAATCCTATGCTTTCAATATATTTTGTAGCTTGATTGAAATTCATTTTTTGGGTTTCTTTTTTTATTTTTTCTGCTGTTATCATGGTGTGGTGTGTGTTTTAAATTGTTAGCAATATTTAAAGTCTATTTTTGCATAGCACTTTGTGAGTGCTTCAAAATTCTTAATTTTATTTTCAAGTTCTATTACTTCAGATTCATCAAGCTCATCTATATCCTCCCAATATCCGCTTATATCATAGCCTATCGCATCGTAAAAATGGGTAGTAAAATCGTATAAATTTTCTCTTGTTTGTTCGTACCTTTTTAATAGGCTGATAATTTTATTTCTCATGGTGTGGTGTGTGTTTTAAAGTGAATAATATTTTATAAATGCTTTAGCCGATAGTGTGTAAAACTCAGCGTACAAATCTGAGTTTTTTAAATTATCTTTAACCTGCTTGATATACATTTTTTTAGTCTCATTATCGCCCATCTCATAAAGTAGAATACTTTGTTCAAAGATTTTTTTTGCCTTTATAATTGTTACATCACAATTACAATTCTTTTCAATCCATTTTAAAGGTTTCATGGTGTTATGTTTTAAATGTTTATAAAATGATTGCTAATAAATAGCAGTAAGTTAATATTATTGCAGTAATCATAAGACCGCAAAAGAAATTGTTTAATTCTGTTCTGTCCATGGTGTTAAAAATGTTTTAAATTATAAATTGCTTTGATATTCTAAAATTCCATTGATTGCAATCTGCAAAATGTCGTCATATTCTGACTCGTGAACATCGTTCCAGTCACCGTTACCGTTGTCTAAACTTTTACAGATTGAAACCAAAAGTTCCAAACTACATTTTTTTAGTTCGTCAATTTTAACGGTTCTAATGTTTATAATTTTCATGTTAAGATGTTTTAATGATTAAAAAATATTTGCAGTTTTGGTAAGGTCTGCAAACTTTTATTTTTAATAGTCAGTTATAACAAAACCTGATTTGTCTTTTCGTGCGCTACCTTTAGCCTTTAAGCCTAAAATGACTCCTTTTGGGCAATCAAGCATCAAATCGTCGCGTGAATCCCCGTCTAATACTGTAAAACCTTTGTATGTTTTCGGTAGTTCCTTTGCGAAAACCATTGCGACGATGCCACCATTTTTTAGTATATCAATACACTGCTCTTCGTTATCCTCAGAACGTGAAAACGTCACAACATATCTGTGCAAAGTTTCTGTTATACGTTCACCTTGCTTTTGCCAAATTTTTGTGTAATCATAAAAGACTACATTTGGCGCAATGTCATACATTGAGCAAAGTTGCTCAACTAACTTAATGTCAGACGTTCCATTGAGTCTTACGGCCAATTCGCCTTTTGTTTTTTTAGCTTTTTTGTTTATTTCTGTGGCAATTTGTTCTAAAAACTTGAACCTATCTTTTAAGTAGAGTTCAGTTCTGTTAATTCTTGCACTTTGAACGTTTAAGTATACGCCACGTCCTGCGGTATAAAGGCAAGCTTTTAAACAGCCTTCCGACGCCATAGGGCATAAATTAATACCTTTGCTGTTTTGCTTTGCGGGAGATAAGTACAAAATTAACGTTTCACGTTCATTTTTAGCCGTTTTTGTGTTAGTTACACCGTCAGATAATAATTTTTTAACTGATTTGATTTCAGTTTTTGTCAATTCTAAAGTATTGCAATTCATAATAATAAAAGTTTAAATAATTAAAAAAAATTGTTAGCGCGCTTTTCAGATTCGAACCAAAAAAAGTATTAAAATACTTTGCAGCCATGCAGCGCAAAAATTGTTTTTTACCGTCATTTTTATATCTGATTTTCAAAATTCCCCTCAGATACATATCAAAACCTATCATTTTTTGATATCGCAAATATTAACTCGGGTTAATATTACGTTTGTGCTTTTCACTAAAAGTTGAATGCCACAAAAAGAATAATACTAAAAAAGTATTTTTACGGTAACCGATTGTCAAAAAACTAAAGCAATTAAACAAAGATGATGTAAAACTACATTATAAATTAATTGCTTTGCGAGTCTTATTTTTATGCTCTATTGAATCGCGTATATTGCCTTTTGCAATCGTATCTGTTGCGATTCTGATGTAAACATAAAACGACTTTTTTTATTATTCAAACTTTTAGCAAAATATTTTTTAAAATTGATAAAAATAAATTTCCACCAAATAAAAAAATATGTCCAAGATTGGCTGTTTATCGTGCTTTCAGCCGGAATGCCGATGAATACAGCGTTTGAAACCAAAAGATAGTAATAATCGGGCTTTCAGCGATTGAAAAAAATTTTAAAAAAAAATTAAAATTGATAATAAAATGATTCAGTAATTAGGATTGTGAAGGCAAAAAAGAGAGGGTAACTATTCTGTCGAAAATAGTTTTTTGGTAAAAAAATGCGTCTCCCAGTGCGCAAAAAAATGCAAAAAGTAAACTATAATTGAGAAAATAGTTTAGCGAAAAGTAAACTATAATTGATAAAATAGTTTACAAACAGAGCGATTAAGCATATACGAAGTGTGCGAAGTGTGTGCGATTTGTGTAATGTATGCAATGCGATTAATTTATTATATATATGTTATAAGTTTAGTAACAGCGGAGAGCGAGAGCTACGAAGGTAACGACGTATACGAAGATGGTAGGTAGTAGTGATAAGGGACGTGAGCGTATACGAATGTAGTATATATATGTGCAGGTCATAGCATATACGATGGCTACAGAAAAAGGCAAAAAATCGTAGATGGCAGGTCGAATGGCACACCCCCCTGCCTCAAAAAAAATCGGTTTTCGATTTTCGCTATAGCTCGTAAACTCGCTATAGTACCCAAACATTATTATTATCTGAATAAAATTTGTAACTTTACCGAAACCTTTTAAAATTTATCATATGAAGCAGAAGTTGAGTATTAAGAACAGTATCTACCAAGGTGGGTACAATGGAGGTGGAAGTGGTTTAACTGTTCAGGGTGGAAGACTGATCAACAATAGACCATGTGCCGAGTCCGGTATTGCTATTATGGCTAAAGCCAGGAAAGAAGCGAAGCGTCAGGAGAAGATTGAGACGATCGCTGAAGGCTATGCTAGAGGAGAGATGAGGGTAGAGATGAAGGAGAATATCCTTGGATACCTCATGTAAAATCCATGTCGATTTTTTTATGTACAGGGTGGCTGAAAAGTCACCTTTTTTGTGTACACGACATTTTTTTGTAGAGATTTCGTAGACTCTTTTATTACTTTATATTATATTATTCTTTATTTATGTCAATAATTGACATTAAAATGTCAATAAAATGTCAATAAGAATATAGTAAATACTATAGAATGTCGAAAATGTCGAAAAAAAAAACAGTTACAGATTTGGTGTTATGTTAAAGAATATAAAAATATATAGAGAGTATATAGGAATTGAAAATCGGTATTCGGGATAAAACCCAAGATTACCGGTTTTATAAAAGTAGAAATTCCTATTGGTATGTTTGGTGGTTTAAAAAGAATTATTATCTTTGCTGCACGATAAATATTTTAACATTCTTTAATTCAATTCAATTTAATTATGTTTGACAACACAGGTTACACTCCGAAGGATTTGTTGTTCGGAGACGATGCTAGAGCCAAGCTCATTAGTGGCATAAACAAGATTGCCAATGCGGTGAAGAGTACATTAGGTCCTGGAGGGAATACGGTACTGATAGAGTCACCTCATCACACACATGGTATTACAGTTACGAAGGATGGTGTCACAGTTGCGAGAGCTGTGGACTTGTTTGATCCGGTGGAGAACCTTGCGGTAAGGATGATGAAGGAGGCAGCGGACAGGACTGCTACCAATGCAGGTGATGGTACTACGACAGCGATAGTGTTGACAGAGGCACTGGTGCTTGAGGGTATAAAGAGGCTTACGCCAGAGGTGAACAGGACAGAGGTGCTGAGGCACATGGGTGACATAACAGGGAGTATAGTAGAGCAGCTTCGTAAGAGGGCTAAGAAAGTGACGAACTCGTTATTGTTGGATGTGGCTACCATATCGGCTAATAATGACAAGGAGATAGGTCGGATAATATCCGAGGTGTATAAAGAGATAGGGAGAACCGGTATCGTTACCGTTGAGAAATCACAGACCTATGAGACCTATGCAGAGACAACGAAAGGGATAAAGTTCGACAGAGGGTACACATCCAATCTGTTTATCAACGACCATAAGAAAGACGAGTGCGTATTTGAGGATGTGATGGTGTTGGTTGCCGACATTGAGATAAGTAACATCCTGCAAGTAGAGAACATACTAAAACCAATCATAACCGAGGGCAAAAAATTGCTCATCATTTCCCCCTGTAGCACTAACGTGGTGAATACACTGGCTGCCAATGTAGTGAAAGGCAATGTAAAGGTTTGTGCTGTTGCCCCACCAAACTTCGGGTACAAACAACATGAGCTGATGCAAGACATTGCTGTCAGTGTAGGTGCTACATACTTCAGCGAGAAGACCGGTGATGATCTGTCAATTATGAACTATGGAGACCTGGGTCATGCTGCCAAGGTCATCGTGTCCAAAGACAGCACTGTGATCCTTAAATCGGAGTTCAAGTCAAAGCCTGAGATGATTGACGAGAGAGTGAAGCAGTTATGGTCTGCTCACGCTGCTGCAAAGCGCAAGGCAGACAAAGACTTCATCCTTGAGCGTATCGCTTCGCTTACCGGTGGTATTGGTGTCATCTTCGTGGGTGGTAATACTGACCTGGAGCAGAAAGAGCTTTATGACAGAGTGGATGATGCGGTATGTGCTGTGAGGTCTGCATTAGAGGAGGGTATCCTTCCAGGAGCAGGCAAGGCATTGTACGAGGTGAACGTGTTTGGTATCATGGGGGATAATCCAAGCCATGAGAGAAAGGTGGCTGCGCATATCATCCATCATGCACTGTCAAGACCACTATGCCAGATCCTTGAGAACGTAGGGTTGAGAATAGAGCAGATATATGTTGACAACTGCGATGAGGGCTATGGGTATAATGTCAAGACAGAAGACTTTGGAGACCTTATCAAAATGGGGGTCGTTGACCCATTGAAGGTGACAAGGAGCGCACTCCAAAATGCTGTTAGCGTAGCGACAACAATTCTTAGCACTAATGCCATCGTCACAATGGCAAGAAGCTTTGAGATTGCTAACGTATCTAAAAACCCAATGCAATGAGCTTAAACATTCTAGCCGAAAGGATACATAATGGGAATAAGAACAGAGGCTTTTGGGATGAGAAGCGTAACGTAGGCGAGATGCTTATGCTTGTCGTTACAGAGCTGTCAGAGGCTCTTGAAGCACATAGATCCGGAAAGATGTTCAATAAAGCCAACAAGATAAACTACGAGGGAGCAGAGGATATGACTCAGGCGTTCAAAGATAATATCAAGGATACCTTTGAGGATGAGATAGCCGATGCGATAATACGCTTGTTGGATATGTGTGGTGGTCTAGGTATAGACATAGAGTTTCATGTGTTATCAAAAGTATTATATAACTCTACAAGACCATACAAGCATGGAAAGAAATATTGAAATGGTAAACCATCCGGACCATTATGGAGGAAAAGATAACCAATACGAAGCAATAAAAGTAATAGAGGCTTGGAATCTTGACTTCCACCTTGGGAATGCCGTAAAGTATATCTCAAGAGCAGGTAAAAAAGAGTCTATGATACAAGACCTAGAGAAAGCAAAATGGTATCTTGAAAGAAAAATACAAATCTTAAAAACAAAATTCTAATGAAACATTCTCTCCACTCTTCGTTCTATCCACATATTGATGGGCGTAAGTTTACAGCAGTAGTAAAAAAGCTAAGACAGTTCTTTGATGAGAGAGGCTTTCTTGAGGTACATACTCAGAACAGACTTAGCATCCTATCTGCCTGTGAAGACCCATTTAACATCAGAACATTCTACTATAATCGAAACACCTATCCGCTTCCGCAGACTGGGCAGATGTGGCTTGAGCATGAGCTACTGAATAATCCAAAAGAGAAAGGGTTCTATTGTCTTTCGACAAGTTACAGAGATGAAGCCAATCCGATAGAGGGAAGACACTGCCTCATCTTCCCAATGTTTGAGTTTGAGTTCCCAGGTAGTATGTCAAACCTCCACTTGATGGAGACAGAATTGTTAGAGTTTCTCGGTTTCAAAGACCATCAGATTGCCAACTATGAAGATCTGTGCAAAGAATACAATGTCGAAATCATAGACTCAGAGGTAGAAGGCAAGATAGGAAATGAGAAGTCAAACGTATTCTCAATCTTGAACTTTCCGGAAAGAACCAATCCATTCTGGAATATGGCAAGAGCCAATAACGGCAAAGCTAAAAAAATTGATGTCATCCTGTACGGACAAGAGACCATTGGAAGCGCAGAGCGTTCTTGCGATAAGGAAGAGATGAGAAAGATATTCTTTGAGATTGAAGGAGGCAGATATGCCGATAAGCTATTCAGTCTTTTTGGATATGACAGAGTAATGACTGAGCTAAACGAGTTTCTATCAAATGACTTCTTCCAAAGAGTAGGTGGTGGTATTGGTATCACCAGACTTATCAGGGCAATGGAGTTAAATAATATCTTATAGATTTGAATTTTAGGAATGTTAGGGGCTAGGGAAACCTAGTCCTTTTTTAAATTAAATCAAATTAAATTTATGCAACCAATAGGTAAATACATCGTGGTCTCCAATATTGACGAGGAGATAAAGACAGACTCAGGAATAATCCTTTCCGGAGAAGATGCCAATCAGTTCAGATACAAGAAAGGCAAAGTAATAAAGCCAGGTACTGACGTATCTGTCATCAAAGAAGGTGATGTAATCTACTATGACAAAGGGCAGTCATTCACTATGATCATCAACGATGGTCAGTACACTATAATTCGGGAAGTTGATGTTGTTGTAGTTTCCTAGCCTCATTCATTTTCTTTATCATTTGCTTATATACCTTGTCGGTATAAGAAACATTCTTTGCGAACATTGGATTATTTGTTACAGTCATTGGAACTAGATCTCCATTGAGCTTCTCATATATTCCATTGACGATATTCCTTCCCTTTTTAGATAGCTGATAGAGTCTTCTTGAATTTTTATTTTCTCTGAATATTTCAATAAGACCTTTCTCTATCATGTTTTTTATCCTATTCTTATTCCAAGGCAATATCCCTTGGTAATCTTTTATTTTGATGTAGTCGAAATACCCTTCTGAGTATAAAAACAACAGCATATCCAACTCTTGTTGCGATATGTCATACTTTCTTTTGTAGAAATAAAATATTACTTTGTAATATTTCAGATAGTCTTTTGGAATTTTTGTCATAAGATTAAATTTAATTAGATTTTTTTGTAAATATAATAAAGAAAAACATTTATATTTGACCTTAAAATAAATTTTGTACTATGGCAAAAGAAAAAAGTTTATCTCAGAGGCTAAATGATATAAATTTTAGCAATAGCCAAATACCTTTGGTTACAAATTTGCAAGAAGGAAAGAAAAAAATGGGTCGTGGATCAAAAAGAACACAGAGTTCTACAAAGATACAAGGTCTACAGACACTAAAGAATACACTTGGAACGCAGTATATGAAAAAGTAAAGCAATTGTTAACAACTTAATTTTTAAAAAATGAAAAAGACCTCTTCAACTCCAAACTTACCTATGTCTTCTCGTCTTCAGCCTCCTGGTGGAAGCGACAAAACAGCTCCAATGATGGGTGCTAAACCTAAAAAAGGTGCAACTAAGAAAGAAATGGGTGGTGCTACCAAAAAAGGAATGGCTAGCAAAAAGAAATACTAGTGAAAATCGAAAGCCAAAAGCATATGGGGAGAAACCAACTTGTAGATAGGCTAGCATCGCAAGTTGGGTCTCTTCAAAAAGCCAAAAGTATTCTTATTAGCAGGGGTGACATGAAAAAAGATGGCACTCTTACCGAGGAAGGGCAAAAAAGAAATAAAATGACAGCTGAAGAACGTGCAATAGACAGAGCGTCTAAGAAATCAAAGCGTTCAAAGTCAGAATACACATACAATCCAATAACAAACAGAGCAACTTTAAAATAAAACAACTATGGCAAAGGGAAAAAAGTCATTAGCCGAAAAATCAGAAAACGACATAGAATTACAATCGAAGATAGAGCAGCAAATAGAGCAACAAGTAGAGCAACAAGTAGAAGAAAAAAATCCTCACAACGAAGGAGTGACATCAAGAGATTATCGTAGCTTAATTAAAAAAGATGGCGAATAAATCATCAATGAAATGCAATAATCCGGTAGCTTCTGATAGACCTGGAAAGAAAAACATGGTGAAAGCTTGTTCCGGTGGTCAAGAAAAACTGGTACACTTTGGTGCTAAGGGTTATGGTAACAACTACTCCGATGCTGCAAGGAAAAGCTTCAAGGCAAGACATAAATGTGATAGCGCAGACGATAAACTAACAGCAAGATATTGGGCTTGCAAGCATCTGTGGGCAGGTAAAGGTGGATCAACAACAAGTAACCCTAAAAATAGACAAGGCAAATACTAATGAAAGACTCTTGTTACAAAAAAGTAAAAGCACAATACGATGTGTTTCCTTCAGCAAGGGCTTCACAGGCAATAGCCAAGTGTAGAAAGCAAAGCGGTAATGTAGTAAAGTCAGAAAAAGGCTCAAGCCTAAAGAGATGGGAGAAAGAAAATTGGGTTGACACAAGAACAGATAAACCTTGTGGCGCAGGTGGCAAGAATGAATATTGCAGACCTACAAAACGAGTAAGTTCAGAGACACCAAAGACAAAAAGCGAACTAACCTCATCTCAATTGAAAAGTAAAAAGGCTGAGAAGTCAAGAGTCGGAATGGGTAACAGAGTAACTAAAGCATAACACCATGAAAGAAGAAAATAAAAGCAGAGGTCTAGGAGACACTGTAGAAAAAATAATGAAGGCAACCGGAATCAAAAAGGTTGTTGATGTTACAACAAAAGCAGTTGGTGTAAAAGACTGTGGTTGTGACAAAAGAAGAGATGCATTAAACAGAATCTTTCCATATAACAACAAATAAAAATGGCAAACGTAAGAATACAACCAGGTAGAGCATTGAATATTATAAATTCTGATGATGCTAATATTCCATTTCCTACAATTAACGCTACCGGAACAGATACTACTGCGCCTATTGGCAACCAACTAATTGACAACACAAAAGATTTCGTTGCTTTAAACGTTTGTCCTGGAAATATTGTTTATAATACAACTTCTCAACTTGCTGCTACAATAATAGCCTATCCAAATCCTTTAACTCCTGATACCATTGAACTTAATGCAAGCATCTTTACCGGTGCAGGTGACAATTATGTCATCTATCAATCAGGTCCTATGGCAGGGGGTGGCTCAAACTTCGGATGTGTCTTATATGTAGGAGGAGTAGGAAGCGTAAGAGTATTAACAACAGATCAAGACGATGTAACATTCTTTGGAGTACAGACAGGTACATTTATGCCAGTGCAAGTAGTAAAGGTATTTGCAACAGGAACTTCAGCAACCGATATAGTAGCACTTTGGTAAATGATAATAGGGATAGCAAATATTATTGGGTGTAAAAACACTAATGGATCTGGTCAGCCTCCATTGAATATTGTACCTCCTTCATTGTCCGGTAGTCCGGTAGTGGGGCAGGTATTAACTTGTTCTGATGGTACATGGACAGGAACAATACCTATAACATTTACCTATCAATGGCAAAGAAATGGATCTGATATAATAGGAGAAATATCATCCACATACACTTTAGTTCAAGCAGATGCAGGAACTTCCGTTTCTTGTACTGTTTACGCAACAAATATAGTCACTACTAATAGCGTTTCAAGCGATTCATTGTCAATAATGGATGCTAACGCACAGGCTTTTCTTACAGCAGCAAGCATAACAGATGCAACCATATCAAGTGCAATAAATTCATTAGTTGTAGGATTTAAGACTAATGGAATATGGGGCAAAATGCAAGCTATCTACCCTTTCGTAGGTGGCACTGCTTCCACTCATAAATGGAACTTGAAAAATCCATTAGATACTGATGCAGCATTTAGATTAGTTTTCAATGGTGGATGGACACATACAAGTAATGGTATAACAGGAAATGCAGTTAATGCTTTTGCTAATAGTTTTTTAAATGCTTCTGTTACTATTTTAAATAATGGGTCAATAGGTATTTATGTAAGAACAAATATCAATGAGATGGCTTATGATTTTACAAATATAGTAGGTGGTACAGAACAGTCAGTTATATCAAGATGGTCAACTAACTTATTCTATGTAAATTCGGGTTCTGCTACCTATCCAAATGCTGCTAATACAGATTCAAGAGGATTGTTTAGTATGTGTTATAATAGCAAAGTTTTAGGTTATAAAAATAGTACATTACTGATAACAGAGAATAAAGCATCTACCGGAGCAAACAATACTTTCAAGATTGGGGGTACTGGATTCAGTAATTATTCTTCTAAAAATTATGCGTTTGCTTATATTGCAGACGAACTAAATGCAACAGAAATAACTTCTTTGTATAATTATATTCAAACATTTCAAACTACACTCGGAAGACAGGTATGATACTAGTCGGGTTTTTAACAGAATATCAACGTAATGAATTAGTTGGACAATTGTATGACGAAGACAGTTATTTCAATCCTATTCAAGACTTCAATGACAATTGGATTATTTCACAAGAAGAGATGGATTTTTGTACAAACATTGAATTTTTTTGGGTAAAAGAATTACCTTTGATAGAATTTATTCCTAAAGAACAACCTTTTCCACCTTTATAAATTATAATCATGGACAACAATTCTTTAATAGACATATCAGCAGCAGCAGGTCTTTTTCTTTTTACCAGTACTGAAGTAGGAATAGAGTCTACAGTATTTGAAATTATCAGTAAGTTTGGTGTAGTTGCCGTACTTTGGTTTTGGCTTCGTGATATGAAGATACAAATGAAAGAGCAGCTTACAACATTTAGCACAGAGACAGAGAAGCTAAGAATAGAACACCAAGGAAACTTAAAAGAGGTTAGCGAAATCCATAAGGACTTTCGTGATAGAATGGAAAAACAAATAACAGTAAAAGACGAGCAGATCAAAACGCTTCAAGATAAACTAAAAGATTAAAATGTGGTTTTTTTGGGTATTTAATAGGAAAAAGGTTGCCGACAAGTAGCCTTTTTTTTATTTTAACAATTTAACGCTTTTGGATATCTCGTTAACTGTTACAGATGTGATAAGTATCCAATTGATACAAGCCTCTACAATCTTTTCAGTATTCTGATTGCTCAACTTTAATCTTACAGCCACTTCTTTTTTAATCTCAGCAAGATAAGAATCGTTTACTCCTGCTTTTATTTCATCAATAGCTTGTGGCATTTGACGAACCAACTGAGGGATAGAGAATAACTTACCAGATAATCCAAGAATCTCTCTGAACTCTACTTTTTTGTCATCCAGGATAACGCCAATCTCGTTAATTAGATCAGCTACGATGCCAACACAATTTTTTAAGTACATAATTTTTGATTTTAATAGTTATAAAAAACCCTATCACCTTACAGGGCAACAGGGATAACAAATTTTTAATCATTAAACTTTGAAACAAATATAATATTAAAATTTTAAAAATCAATTTTTAATATTACTTTTGTTTTTACAAAATAATCTTATGAAACAAACCACACTTTTTATTGATGCAGGGCATGGAGGATTAGACCCAATGACAAAGGAATACCTTACACCTCCTTCTATTGGTAAGAAAACACTTCATACCAATGGCAAGCCATATCATTATAATGGTTGGTTTTATGAGGGTCATTTTAATAGACAGATAGCAACTGAGTTTATATCAGAAGCAACAAAAGCTGGATTCTATTGTATTCCGGTTTATCATCCTTGGAAGGATAACGCAATGAAAGACAGAACAGACTTTGCTAATCAGCAGGCAATGAGACTACAGACTCAGTCTATGTTTTTATCTTTTCATGCTAATGCTGCCGGATCTACATCAGGACCTCAAACATTTGCAGAAGGAGTATGTTCTTTTGTTTATAAGCTAGGAACAGAAACAGCAATATTAGCATTGGATATAACTCAAAATTTAGAGAAAGTATTTGATACCTATGGAAGCAAGCGTAGAGCCGGTTTAGTTTTTGATAACTCTTTACACATGACAAGCCAAACTGCAATGCCGGCAATATTATTTGAACTTGGCTTTTTTGATAATCCAAACAATGCAGACTTGCTTGTAAATCCGCAATTTAGAACACTTATTATAAAATCAATGGTAGAAACATTAAAAACAAAGCTACCGTAAATCTAATCTAATCAAATGGAAGACTTAAAAATGTACGTTTTAAAAGAAGAGCTTGACAAGATTCAAGGTATGAACTCTGATTTTGCTAAAGCAAAGATGGCATTAGGCGAATTAGAGTTGAACAAACAAGGTATTTTAAATCAGGTAAATGCCATGAAGATGGAATTTGCTGAGTATGAAAAGATGTTAATATCAAAATACGGTCAAGATTCCGTTATAAACTTGCAAACAGGCGAAGTAACTAAAAAATAAGTATAATTTAAACCAACATTAAATGGCTAAGATAAGTACATACCCAGGACCTTCTTCCCCATCACTATCTGATATGCTGATAGGCACAGATGTGAATGACATGAACATGACTAAGAACTTTTCAATATTAGATATATTGTCTGTTTCTGGTTCAACTGCTTATGTACCTTATACAGGAGCTACAGGAAATGTTGACTTAGGCTCTTATACTTTAACTACAGATATTTTGTATGCCACTACAAGCGTAGATACAAGTACAATTACATTCTCAGGTTCTTCATTTGTAATAGCTGATACCGGTTTTACTAATATTGGCTTAAATATAGACTTAGCTTCAAACAAATATTACTTAGGGGATACTATAGGATCATTAAATTCTACTACTATTGTTGTTGATGACTCTAATAGCAGAATAGAACTTAATGGTTCTATATATACCAATGGGTCAGTAGGAACTGCTGGTCGAATATTAACAAGTCAAGGTGCAGGTCTTCCGGCAACTTGGGCTTTACCTAATTTTGTTCCATACACAGGAGCTACTGGAGATGTTTATCTTAATAATTTTAATATTACAGCAAATTCTTTTGTTGTCCTCGGAGGCAGTTCAAATCAATTTTTAAAAGCTGATGGATCTACAGATAGCAATGTAGTTCCATATACCGGTGGGAATAATGACGTATTTCTTCCTGGATATGGATTTTACGCCAACGAGTTTGTTGTTTATGGAGGAACATACACACAGTTTCTTAAAGCAGATGGCTCAATTGATAGTAATGCCTATGCTCTTGCGTCTTCTATAACAGGTCTTGTTCCATATACAGGAGCTACAGGAAATGTTGACTTAGGTGCTAATAGAATAATAACAGATGCAGTTTTAGCAAGAGCAAGTACAGGAATACTTTATTTGTCTCCATCGCCTTTTGATTTTGTAGGTGCAAAGTTTGATTTTCCAACATCAGTTTATTCATTTGGAGATTATACTTCCCTTAGTGGTGGTACATATATTAAAATTGACGATGCTAATACTAGAATAGAATTAAGTAAAGGTATATACACTAATGGGAGTGAGGGTACAATAGGTGATGTTTTAGTTAGTCAAGGTGCAGGTCTTCCGGCTCAATGGACTTCTGCACTAGCACCTGTTTATGGTTCTTTTTATGATGTTAATTCACAAACTACATTGGGTACTACAGAAGAACTGATGCAGTTTGGAACGACTGATATATCAGTAGGTGTAACAATTGTAAATAATGGTCTTGGAGATCCAACGAGAATAACAGTTGCATCAACAGGTGTTTATAATATTCAATTCTCGGCACAACTTACAAAAACAGGTGGTTCTACAGGAGATGTTTATATATATCTTAAAAAGAATGGAATTATAGTTCCAAATTCAAATACTCAATTAACATTAGCAAATAACGGTCATTATGTTGTTGCATCGTGGAATTTCTTTGTTCAATTAAATGCAGGACAATATGCTGAAATAGCATGGTATTCTACAAACGCAAATGTTGAGTTGCATTACAATGCAATACCTGTAGTTGGACTTCCTGCAATACCTTCAATAATACTTACAGTAAACAGAGTAAGCTAAATATATTATAAAACAAATTCAAATATTACAAAATGATAATTCAAAAACTAACAAACGGTAATTTAATAATACCAGTAAGAGCTACAAGAGCTGACAATCCAAATTATTGTGTAGTCCAACAAACTGGAGTACAATTATATTTAGAAGAAAGTTTTATAAGAGTAGTTCAAAATGATAATATTGTAGGTTTTATTGCTACATCAGATGTAACTGATACTCAGATATTGCCAAATGCGCCAGTACCATTTACCGGAACTACATTTGACTTGCTTGACTTGCTTGCTACTAGCTTTTTTATTTTATCTACTGACCTTGCTGGCATTCAAGCAGAAGTTGATGCACTTCAAGACCTTTTAAACTATAAGGTTTATACAGCTTTATTAACTCAATCAGGAGATGGCACAAGTACTTTCACAGTCGGACCATTGAGTGTAGGCAAAACATATGAAATAACAAACTACCAAGCAGGTGACGATTTTACGAATGTAGCTAACATAATTAGCGGTACAATCAATACAAATGGTTGTATATTTATAGCGACAGGTACATCTCCTCTTGATTGGTCTAATGGTACAGAAGTAACAGACACTTCAGCTCCAGTTTCTACTATCCTGAAAAACACTTTGATTGGTGTTCCGGTTTGGAGTTATGATTCCGTTGGTACTTATAAATTAACACTATTAGGTGGCTTTTATGGAAATGTTACATTAACTGTAGGAAATCAATTCAATGCAGATGCTTATTGTATATCTACCACAAGTACTTATACACAAGATGAAATAAACATATTCACTTCGCTGTTAACTAATATCGGAGGTGGCGATGATGGAGTTTTAGAAAATACTTATATAGAAATAAGAGTATATCCAATAGTATAATGGACATTAGAAAAATATCAATAGGTCCTGATTATAAGAATAATGCAATGCACTACATTGTAGGTCAAAAGATTTTAAATGACAGCAATGAGATACATCTTATAAAAAGAGATTGTGATAATTTTTCAATCAAGATATATATCATAAATAAGAAGGGAGAAATAGTTCTTTGGAAAGAATTTAATAGAACAATACCAATTTCAATCGAATTTAATATAGACTTTTAATGAAATCTCCATATCAATTTATAGTAAAACCTATAAATGGGAGTAGATATAACAATGTAAAGACAATTGCAGGTGTTGAATTTATCGTCAACACCTCTGAGGAGGAGCATAAATTCTCCAATCGTCATGCAGAAGTTATAGAGACTCCTATTGATTATAAAGGACCAATCAAGAATGGTGACATTCTGATAGTCCATCACAATGTTTTTAAATTTTATAATGACATAAAAGGAAGGCGCAAAAGCGGAAAGAGCTTTTTTAAAGAAGACCTTTTTTTTATTGACGATGAACAGTTCTTTTTATATAATAGTGAAGGAAAGTGGAATGCTCACGACAGATATTGTTTTGTGAAACCACTACCGGCAATAGAAAGTTATATAAAGAAGCCGTTCTCTTTAGAGCCGTTAATGGGTACAATGAAATACCCTAATGAATATTTAAGAAGTAAGGGTGTCAACGAAGGGGATACAGTCTGCTTCGCTCCAACGGGGGAGTATGAATTTGAAATTGATGGTGAAAAGCTATATAGGATGTTCGATCACTTTGTAACTATGAAGCTATGAATGTAAGAGAGACTAAACTTAGGATAATAGCTGCCGGACAAAAGGCGATAGACGAGCTTATAAAAGTTGCTGAGGAAAAGATAATAAATCAGGATGGAGATGATATCTCTGCCGACAAGTTAAAGAATGCAGCAGCGACAAAAAGATTGGCTATTTTTGATGCCTTTGAGATACTTAACAAGATAGAATCCGAGAAAGAGAATATAGAAAACCTTGAAAAGGGGATTAGTAAAGTAGAATCAAAACAAGGCTTTGCGGAAAGAAGATCAAGATAATCAACTATACAGAGTAGTAGAAGGGTTGATACCAAATGCTGCTTTAAATAACAAGAACAGAGTTCGCTCATGGCTTTATGGCTATAATGAGCAATATGATGTTGTTGTTATTTCCAAGACAGGTCAGATAGGTCAGATAATAAACATTTCCGGACTGAATATCGCTCTACCTCCTCCTCCTGAAAGATGTCATAGAAGAAGTGATGTAGCTTCAGAGCAATATTGGGAGCGATTGCCTATGCCAAAAGAACTTGAACGAATAAATTCTATATTCAATTGGAATGATAAGTCTGCCGACTTTAAAAATAAGTGGGTTGACTATATCGAACAAGAGTTTGACTATAGAGAGCAAGGTTTTTGGTTCAAGAATAAAGGTGTTTCTTGTTATATTACCGGTTCTCATTATATGTATCTCCAATGGTCTAGTATTGACGTAGGTTACCCTGACTTTCGAGAAGCTAATAGAATATTCTTTTTGTTTTGGGAGGCTTGCAAGGCAGACCAAAGGTCGTTTGGAATGATATACCTCAAGATAAGACGTTCTGGTTTCTCTTTTATGTCATCTTCAGAGTGCGTTAACTTAGCCACATTAGCGAAAGATGCCAGGTTAGGTATATTATCTAAGACCGGTGCTGATGCTAAGAAGATGTTTACCGATAAAGTCGTTCCTATAAATAACAAGCTACCTTTCTTCTTCAAGCCTATCATGGATGGTATGGATAAGCCAAAGACAGAGTTGGCTTTTCGTGTTCCTGCATCCAAGATATCAAAAAAGAATATGCACGAAATAGGTAACAATGACATAATGGGATTGGATACCACTATAGACTGGAAGAACACAGAAGAGAACTCTTATGATGGCGAAAAGTTATTGTTCCTGGCACATGATGAATCAGGTAAGTGGGTAAAACCAAATAATATCCTGAATAATTGGCGTGTAACAAAGACTTGTTTGCGTTTAGGTAGTAAGATAATAGGCAAGTGTATGATGGGGTCAACATCGAATGCTTTATCAAAAGGTGGTGACAACTTCAAGAAGTTATACGAGGATTCAAACATAGCAGTAAGGAACGCTAACGGACAAACAAAGAGTGGTATGTATGCTTTGTTTATTCCTATGGAATGGAATATGGAGGGCTTCATAGATGTCTATGGTATGCCGGTGTTTAAAAAGCCTGTAGAACCCATAAAAGGGGTTGATGGTGGCACTGTAAAGAATGGGGCGGTAGATTATTGGGAAAACGAGGTAGAGTCTCTTAAAAACGATTCAGATGCATTAAACGAGTTCTATAGACAGTTTCCAAGAACAGAGTCTCATGCGTTCAGAGATGAAAGTAAGCAGGCTTTGTTTAACTTGACAAAGATATATCAGCAGATTGACTATAATGATTCTTTGATAATGGATCATTATGTAACTAGAGGATCGTTTTCATGGAAGGATGGCATAAAAGATACTAAGGTTATATGGACACCAAATAGGAACGGTCGTTTCCTTATTAGTTGGTTTCCAAAATCGAATTATCAAAACAATGTTTATACTCAGAATGGAATAAAGTTTCCAGGTAATGAATACTTAGGGTCTTTCGGTTGTGACTCTTATGATATATCAGCAGTAGTAGGTGGCAGAGGGTCAAATGGTTCATTACATGGTATGACAAAGTTTCACATGGATGATGCACCGGTAAATGAGTTTTTTTTAGAATATATAGCTAGACCACAGACAGCAGAGATATTTTTTGAAGATGTTTTAATGGCGTGTGTTTTTTACGGAATGCCAATATTGATAGAGAATAATAAACCAAGGTTATTGTACCATTTTAAGAATAGAGGATATAGAGGATTTTGCATGAACAGACCTGACAGACCATTGGCAAAACTAACAAAGACAGAGCGTGAATTAGGTGGTATCCCTAACTCTTCTGAGGATGTTAAGCAGGCTCATGCTTCAGCGATAGAAAGCTATATCGAAAAGTATATTGGTTATGACCAAACAGGAACGTATAGAGACACAGACCAAATAGGGTCAATGTATTTTGCAAGGACATTAGAAGATTGGGCAAAGTTTGATATTAACGATAGAACTAAATTTGATGCATCTATAAGCTCAGGACTAGCTATAATGGCTAACCAAAAGCACCTTTATATGCCGGAAAAGAAAGAATCAAAAATTATTATTAACTTTGCGAGATATGCAAACGATGGGTTAACAAGTCAACTAATCAAATGAAAGACATAGTAATAGATATACAGTATTCAGATTTCCCTAACCAATGGGCTACAGATGCAGAAAAGGCTTCTGAAGGGTATGGCTTACAGGTAGGACAAGCAATTCAATATGAATGGTTTAGAAAAGATGGTACTTCGTGTAGATACTATAGTCGCTGGAGAGATTACCATAGGGTAAGACTCTATGCAAGGGGCGAACAACCGATAGGAAAGTATAAAGACGAACTTGCTATAGATGGTGACTTGTCTTATCTTAATATAGACTGGACTCCTGTTCCGGTCATACCAAAGTTTGTTGACATCGTTGTCAATGGAATGACAGAGAGGTTATTCAAGCCAAAAGCATACGCTCAAGATGCTATGTCCTTGGCTAAAAGGAATAAGTATCAGGAAATGATTGAGACTCAGATGGCAGGTAAACCTGTCCTTGAGAAGGTACAACAACTTACTGGTATCAATCCATTTATGATGAACCCTGAACAGCTTCCTCAAAACGATGAGGAGCTTTCATTGTATATGCAGATACATTATAAGCCTGCAATAGAGATAGCGGAAGAGGTTGCAATAAATACAATATTTGACGAGAACCACTACGATGACATAAGAAAAAGACTTGATTATGACATGACCGTTATCGGTATTGGCATAGCAAAGCATGAGTTTTTATTAGGTGAAGGTGTAAAAATATCTTATGTTGATCCTGCTAACATGGTATATAGTTATACTGAAGACCCATTCTTCAAGGATTGTTTCTATTGGGGTGAGATAAAGACAGTTCCATTAACAGAACTTTATAAGATAAACCCAAAACTAACAAAGGATGACTTACAGCAAATATCAAAATATAGCCAAGGATGGTATGACTATTATAATGTTGCTCGTTATTATGAGAATAGCTTATTCTTCAGAGACACTTGCACGTTATTGTATTTCAACTATAAGACAACCAAAAAGGTTGTATATAAAAAGAAAAAGTTAGAGGGTGGTGGTGAAAGAGTAATACCAAAAGATGATACGTTTAATCCTCCGACAGAGATGATGGAAGAGGGTAACTTTGAAAAGTTAGAAAAGACTATTGATGTATGGTACGAAGGTGTCATGGTCATGGGAACTAACTATCTTTTGAAGTGGCAGATGGCAGAGAATATGGTAAGACCAAAATCTTCAAGCCAACACGCCATGCCAATGTATGTAGCTTGCGCTCCAAGAATGTACAAGGGAGTAATAGAGTCATTAGTAAGAAGGATGATACCTTTTGCTGACCTTATACAGATAACCCACTTAAAGTTACAACAAGTAATAAACAGGATAGTACCTGATGGTGTATTCATTGATGCCGATGGTCTTAACGAGGTTGACCTAGGTACAGGTAACGCCTATAATCCGGAAGATGCTTTGCGTTTGTATTTTCAAACAGGTAGTGTTATTGGTAGGAGCTTTACTCAGGATGGTGACTTTAACAATGCGAGAGTTCCCATAACTCAACTTACGTCAAACTCTGGTGCTGCCAAAACACAAATGTTGATAGCTAACTACCAACACTATATGGATATGATTAGGACTGTAACAGGTCTTAATGAGGCAAGGGATGGATCTACGCCAGACCCTAACTCTTTGGTTGGTTTACAAAAGATGGCTGCCCTTAACTCAAATACTGCGACAAGGCATATATTGGATAGCGGTCTATATATCTACAGGACATTAGCAGAGGCTATAACATACAGAGTAGCTGACGTATTAGAATACTCTGATTTTAAAGATGATTTTGCCACAAGGATAGGTCGTTATAATGTATCAATACTTGATGACATAAAGGAACTTTATCTTTATGACTTTGGTATCTTTATTGAGGTATCTCCGGATGAAGAGCAGAAAGCACAATTGGAAGCAAATATACAAGTTGCTTTGGCAAAAGGTGGTATAGACTTAGAAGATGCTATAGACATCAGAGAGCTGAAGAATATAAAACTTGCTAATCAATTACTTAAAGTAAAGCGTGTAAAAAACAAAGAGCAGCAACAGCAACAGCAAATGCAATTGCAAGCTATGCAGGCACAACAAGCTATGCAGGTACAACAGATGGCTTCTGAGACTGCTATGAAAAAGATACAGATGGAGGCTCAGTCAAAAGTACAAGTATTCCAGGCACAGGCAGAAGTAGAGATGAAAAAGATGCAGTTTGAAGCTAATTTAAAATCTCAGTTGATGGCAGAGGAATACCAATACAACATGGAAATGTATAATATGGAATCAGGTACATTGACTGATAGAGACAAGATGAAAGAGGAAGAGAAGAAGAAAAGGATAGGTATTCAGAATACTCAACAGTCAAAATTGATAAACCAAAGAAAGAATAATCTACCTCCTATGAACTTTGAATCTAACGAAGATAGTTTGGATGGATTTGATTTAGCAGAATTTAATCCTAGATAAATACAATTTAAAATAATTTTTATAATTTTGTCAAATAAAATCTAATCAAATGGAATTTAAAGTAAGAGAAGTAAAACTAGACGAACCAAAAAGCGTTCAAGAGATAGAAAAAGAATTGATTGAAAAACATGAACAATCTTTGGATCAACAACAAGAGTCACAGATTATCATGGATAATCCTCAAGATGTTGAACTAAGAGAAGAAGATGTTCTTTCATATATAGGTAAAAGATATAACAAGCAGATAAACTCTTTTGATGAGTTAATGTCAGAGCGTAACAATTCTGAAGAACTACCTGAAGATGTTGCTGCTTTTTTGAAGTATAAAAAAGAAACAGGCAGAGGCTTTGATGACTTTCTCAAGTTGAGAAAAGATTTTGATGCTATGCCTGAAGATCAATTGTTAAAAGACTATTTAGTATCCACTCAAGAAGGTCTTGATGCCGATGACATTGAGTCTATGATGGATGACTATAGATATGATGAGGATTATGATGATGAGTCTCATATCAAAAAGACTAAGATAGCAAGAAAGAAAGCTATTAACGAAGCGAAAAAATTTTTTAATTCTCAGAAAGAGCAATATAAAATGCCACTTGAGTCAAGTCCGGCTAATATGTCTAGAGAGGAGAAGGAGGAATTTGAATCGTATCGTCAATATATTAAGCAATCTAAAACTTACGAAGAGGAGATTAGCCGTAAACGTGAATGGTTTGAACAAAAAACAAACGAAATTTTCGGTTCAGAATTCAAAGGTTTTGAATTTAGTCTGAACAACAAAAAGGTTTCTTTCTCCCCTGGCGATGCCAATGAGTTAAAAAGATTACATTCTAATCCTTCTGGTTTTATCGGGAAGTTCCTGGATGAGAATGGTATGATTAAAGATGCTCAAGGGTATCATAGAGCTTTAGCTGTTGCTATGAATCCAGAACGCTTTGCCAAGTTCTTTTACGAACAAGGTCAAGCAGATGCGACAGATGACCTTATGAAGAAGACAAAAAATATAAATATGTCTGAGCGTAAGGCTACTGAAGCAACAAAAACAAATGATGGCTTCCAAGTGAAAGAACTTAATCCGGATCATGGAAAAAGTCTAAAAATTAAAAGCATTAGAAAATTTTAAAAATTAAAAATCATGGCTTTATTAAACAATCCTACGTTTGCGTTGCAACCATCTGCGGAAAGGATGGTTTTGTCAACAAACTACATTACTAACTTTAACTTTTTAAATCAGTATCTTCCAGATACTTACGAGAAAGAATTTGAGCGTTATGGTAACAGAACTATTGCCTCTTTCTTGCGTATGGTAGGTGCTGAAATGCCTTCTAATTCAGACCAAGTAAGATGGGCTGAACAAGGTCGTTTGCACATTAAATATAGACTTTGTAATGCTACTGCTGTTGCCGGTGGTGTTGGTACTTTTACTATTACTGACCCTGGTGCTACAACTGCTGCTATCCGTATCGGTCAAACGGTATTTATTCAAAACAATGCCACAGGTGTATCAAATAAAGCAGTAGTAACTGCTGCTGCCGGTTTGGTTATTACTGTTGCATTTTACGAAGCTGTTGTTAACATTGTTAACACTAATGTTTGTACTATCTTTATCTACGGTTCTGAATTTAGAAAAGGAACTACAGGTATGGTTGGTTCAATCGAAAGCGAAGATACTATTTTTTCTAACAAGCCAATAATTATCAAAGACAGATATATTGTCAATGGTTCTGACATGGCTCAGATTGGTTGGGTTGAAGTAACAACTGAAAACGGGGCTACAGGGTATCTTTGGTATTTGAAGAGCGAGCATGAGACAAGACTTCGTTTTGAAGACTACCTTGAAACATCTATGATTGAGACTGTTCCTGCTGAAGTTGGTTCAGGTGCTATTTCAGTATTAGGTGTAGTCGGTCAAGCCGGATCTGCTGGTTCAGAAGGAGTATTTTTTGTTGTTAACAATCGTGGTAACGTATGGGGTGCAGGTACACCAACCACTTTGCCTGATTGGGATACTATCGTTCAACGTCTTGACTTCCAAGGTGCTATCGAAGAGAATGTTGTATTTGTAAATCGTCAATTCAGCTTTGACATTGATGGTATGCTTGCCGGATTAAACGGTGCAAGTACAGCTGCTCCTGCTACTCCTTCATTTGGTGCTTCTTATGGTCTGTTTGACAATGACATGACTATGGCTTTGAACCTTGGCTTCTCAGGTTTCAGACGTGGTTATGACTTCTACAAGTCAGATTGGAAATACTTGAATGACCCAACCATGCGTGGTGGTCTTTCTACTGCTGTTACGGCTGCCGGTACAGTAACAGGTCTTCTTGTTCCTGCTGGTTCTACAAGTGTTTATGACCAAATCATGGGTAAAAACGCTAAGAGACCATTCTTACACGTTAGATATCGTGCTACAGAGACAGAAGATAGACGTTACAAGACTTGGATCACAGGTTCTGCCGGTGGTGCTGCCAATAGCGATTTAGATGCTATGGAGGTAAACTTCTTGTCTGAGCGTTGTATTTGTACTCTTGGTGCTAACAACTTTGTATTGTTTAGATACGGATAGTCGTAAGTCCATTATATTTTGGAGAGTGTCAGAAATGGCACTCTCTTTTTAAAAATCTAATTAAATTAAATCAATTATGTCAGAAGTAAAAAAAGCTACGCCTTTAGATAAGGTATATAGATTAAAAAATGGAACTCCATTAGCATATACATTAGCATCAAGGAATCATCCTCGCTTCCCTTTGTTATGGTTTGATGAAAAAAATAACGTAAACAGACCATTAAGATATGCTTCAAATCAAAAGTCTCCTTTTGAGGATGAGCAAGATGGAAATGCTATTCTTGAGCCAATTATATTTGACGATGGATTTTTGACTGTTCCAAAAAATAATCCGGTATTGCAAGCATTTTTGCATTATCATCCTTTGAATGGTAGGATATTTGAAGAAGTAGATAAGGAAAGAGAAGCAAAAGACGAAGTAGATGAATTGAATATAGAAGTAGATGCTTTGCTTTCAGCTAGACAGTTAAGTATAGAGCAAGTTGAGATGATGACAAGGGTATTGTTTGATAGAGACCCAAGTTATATCACTACTGCGGAACTAAGAAGAGATATTCTTGTTTTTGCTAAGAACAATCCAAAAGAGTTTTTGCAAATATTGAATGATCCTGAATTGAATTATCAGGCAAAAATAAAAACATTCTTTGAGAATAAGTTATTGGTATTCCGTAATGCCGACAAAGAGATTTGGTTCAATACTGCTACTAACAAGAAAAAGATGTGTTCTATACCATACGGTACAGACCCTTATGAGTTTGCCGGTTTGTATTTAAAGAGTGACGATGGTTTAGATTACTTGAAGATGTTAGAGACGTTTTTAGTGTAATTAAATAATATATTTTTTAGTTTTGAAAAGAGGGTTTTATTTTATTCCCTCTTTTTTTTATATTTGTAAAAAATAAGCAAATGATAAACTCGGTAAGAAACACAGTTCTGTCCGTTGCTAACAAAAACAACTACGGATATATCTCTCCACAAGACTTCAACCTATATGCCAAGCAGGCACAGATGGAGATTTATGAAGAATACTTTGGTGCTTATAATAAGATTATAAACATGGAGAATGCTCGTATGGCAGGCACAGACTATGCCGATATAGAGCAACCTGTCGCTGAAGTATTGGAGACGTTTTTGACTTCAAACTTTATCATTCCAATATTTACTCCATCCGGCATTGTAACCAATCAATATTATGCCCCATCTTTTATCACAGTAGGTAATGATTACTACTTGATAAACAAGTTGTTATGTTATACAAGGTTACTTGTAAGTGGTGTAAATAGTAATATATCACCGGCTTATGTCTTGATAGATCCGGCAGCAAATTATTTGACAGCAGGTGTTTCTGTAGGTGACATTATAGTTAATACTACTACATATCAATCTGCCAATGTTACTGCCATATTGAATGCCACTACATTAAATATATCAGATAGTATATTCACTGTTATTGGTCAAGGTTATGCCATCTATTCTGCATCTAGTGCGAACGAGGCAGAGAAGGTCTCTGTAGGCAAGATAACAATGTTGAATACTTCGCTGCTTACTGCACCATCAAATATGTATCCGGCTTATACAATGTCTAACAACATATTGACATTGTACCCTAATACCATTAAAGGTTATGGTGCAACTAATATTGTCTATTTCAGATATCCAAAAGACCCTAAGTGGACTTATATAACTCTTGCAAATGGAGAGCCTGTATTCGATCAAACGCAATTAGACTATCAGGACTTTGAGCTTCCTTTGGAGGATGAGTATAAGTTGGCTGTGAAGATATTACAATACTGTGGTATGTCTATAAGGGAAACTGAACTTACTCAGTTTGGAATGGTTCAAGAACAACAACAAGGAACAATACTTAATCCGCAATAATTATGCCGTACATACCTCCGTTTCAATACTATACCAACAATGGCAACGCACCTCAAGATGCTAATTGGGGTTCATACCAATATGTCAGTTTGCAAGATATTGTGAACAACTTCTTGTTGATGTATACCGGAAATCATTCTTTGGTAAACAACGAAGAGCGATATAAAATTCTGTTTCACGCTAAAAGAGCGATACAAGAATTGAATTATGATGCTTTTAAGGAAATAAAAGTATTGGAACTTAGCGTATGTGACCAATTAAGATATGTTCTACCTCCGGACTATGTGAACTGGGTTAGGATATCATTATACCAAGATGGATGGTTAAGACCATTGACAGAGAATATACAGACATTGTCATCAAGGGCTTATCTTCAAGACCACAACTGTAACATTTTGTTTGACCAAAACGGTAATATCCTTGAGCCACAGTTCTCAAACATTGACTATGACAGGATTAAGAAAACTAAGAAGAGTATCTATCTGAATCAAGGCAACCAATTTAACGGTCAGGAAGGTTGGTGCGTTGATGGGATGTGGTATTTTGATTATGGTATTGGTGGTGCTGTAGGATTAAACACAGAGACAGCTAACTTTAACCCTACGTTTAATGTTGACAAGAAAGCCGGAGTTATAAACTTTGACTCTCATGTAGCCGGTCATACTATAATTCTTGAGTATGTCTCTGATGGTATGGAGAATGGTGACAACTCTGCTATCAGCGTAAACAAGTTATTTGAGCAGTATGTGTATGCTTATATAAGATATGAGATACTAAACTCTAAGGTAGGCGTTCAGGAATACATTGTGGCAAGAGCGAGAAAAGAGAGAGGTGCTTTGCTTCGCAATGCCAAGATAAGAATAAGTAATATGCACCCTGGCAGGTTATTGATGAACCTAAGAGGATTGGATAAAGTAATAAAATAAGACATGGCAAATTTTACCAGGAATTTTGTTTTAGGCAAAATGAATAAGACATTCGATGAGCGTGTAGTTCCTGAAGGGGAATACATAGATGCCATGAATGTTCGTATGGGTTCTACCGAAAAGTCAGAGGTTGGTGTTATCGAAAACACGAAAGGCAACTTGCCATTGACTACGTTGACGTACACTGATGGAACTCCATTAAGCACAGAAGCAAGATGTATAGGAGCAATTGATGATAGTGCGAGAGAGACAATCTATTGGTTTGTGCATGATCCCAATTTTTCTAAATCAAATACCGGTAAGTTAGATTTGGTAGTGTCTTATAACATTTCTACTTTGATATTGACCTATCACATTGTCAGTGTTGACGATGGTGGTGGTGTTAATACTACGTTGAATTTCAATCCACAATACTTAATAACAGGTGTTGATTTGATTGAGAATCTTATTTTTTGGACCGATGACTATAACCAACCGAGATTTATAAATATTAACCGTAACTATGACAACCCTGATGGAGCAGGCATTGACTATAATGGTCAGCCTGCTATATTAGCGGAATCTATTTTGGTTATTAAGAAGCCACCGGTAACATCTCCATCAATAACGCTATTAAATACTATAGGTCAAGAGAATTATTTAAGCGATAGGTTTATATGCTTTGCTTATAGGTATAAGTATGCCGATGGTGAATACAGTGCTACGTCACAATGGTCAGAGCCGGCATTTGTACCACAGTCATTTAACTTCAGTTCAAATAATTATTTGAACGAAGGAATGACAAATGAATATAATGCAGTAGATATTTTTTATAACTCTGGAGGTCCTTTGGTTGTTGGTATAGATTTATTATTTAAACAAGCGACAAATAATATAATTAAGGTAATTGAGAAGATTGATAAAGTGGTTGCAGGACTTTCCGACAATACTACTTATTCGTATTTTTTTAATAATAGTAAAATTTTTACTATTCTTTCTGAGTCAGAGTTGCTGAGGTTATACGATAATGTACCAAGGCTTGCGAAGGCTCAGACTGTTATGGGCAACAGGTTGATGTATGGCAACTATGTTGATGGATATGACGTACCTACAAGAATGGATTATTATACACAGTTAGTTTCAGAAAATATAAATATTACAGAAGTGCCAACTTCTTTAGATTCAGTGACATATAATATAGATACAACTCATATTGTATTAAATGCTGCATTGAATATATTTTTAGCAGGAATTAATTTTAATTCAGGATCTTCTATTGAATTAAATATAACAATAATTCATGATTCTTTTACGGGAACTCCTATAACACATACAGAGCAAACTCCTGCTACAAATATACAATTTTCAATATATCTTCAAAATAATTATACATCTGTTTATGATTTTGCAACAAGTGTTGAATTTCAAGAAGCTATAGGAACTTCGTTGCCAGGTGGTAATATACAAGTTGTTTACAATCCAACACCTGGAGGAGATAATTCATGCGATGGAAACACGTTAACAGATAGATTTAACTGTTTTTTACCTTTAACATTAGATGCTTTTATAAAATATGAAAGCGGAATAAATGCTCCAGGGCAAGCTATTTTAATTACAACATCTCCATCTTCTGATATTATAACATTATCTATTTTGGCAATGAGATATGTTGATAATCCATCAAGTATAACTCAATCTTTTTATGAATATTATAGAATAACAAATTATAATGTTTATTATTCAACTTTAGGTGTTCCAAAAAGTCTTCATAGTAATAGAGGTTATGAGATTGGTATCATTTATATGGATGAGTTTAATAGAGCTACTACAACTTTTTGTAGTCCTAATAACACTGTATTTGTACCATGTGAATATTCTAAATATGCAAATTCAGTTACAGTAAATATACCTCCTACACAAGTTGCTCCACCTTGGGCTAAGAGATATAAGTTTGTATGTAAGGCTGACATGGCAGGATATGAAACAATATATTCATATATTTATTATAAAAATAATAGTTCTTTTTGGTTTTTATTATTAGGAGAAAGTGCAAGAAAGGTAGAAGTTGGAGATAGGCTTATAGTAAAAGCAGATTCTTCAGGACCTACAAATCAGTGTATTTATGTTACGGTATTAGAGAAAGAAGCAAAGCAAGCAAACACTATACCTTCATTAAATAGTAATCCTGAAGGAGTGTATATGAAAATAATTTCAACTGAATTAAATGTCTCTTTACCTACAGTTACAAGATATTCAAATGATGAAATTAAATCAGTCTCACAAGGTGTTCCAGAATTAGAATTATTAGTAAATATACCTGGTACAAATCCATTACAACCAACATGGACATATATTGATTTTGCAAATGGAATACCAAGAGGTAGTAAAGTATCATTTGGTTTATATTCAAGAATACCTGGAGATTTATTTTGCAATCAAAGAAATTTCCCACTTAATGCACAATATTCAAGCTTTATAAAAGATTTTACATCTAATGCTGATTACGATAGTTTTTATGATTGGTTTGTTTCAAGTAATATTGAATATTATATTGGAGGTAATTTTTTACCAGGATTAGGACCAATACCAAATCCACCTTTTCCTGGTTATAATCCAGAATACGATGTAGTTTATAGATTTGATAGAAATGTAATTACAAACAAGTTAGTATTAAGATTTAAAGGATTAAAGGCGTGTAATGCTTGGTTTCCAAATGAATATACATCTTCCTTAAATAAAATGTATTATAGTGTAACATATCCATTAAATATTAATCCTTTTATCTTTGAAACGATGCCATTGGATACATTACCTGATGTGTTCTATGAAAACAATCTATCTTTCCCTATTGATGTAGATGGTAATCACTTGTCTAATGGTGCTGCCGGAGACCAATCACAGGACATAGCATTGGGCATACCTGCTATCATACAGACAGACTTCTTCAACTGCTTTGCTTTCGGTAACGGTGCAGAGAGCTACAAGATAAGAGACTCCATAATAGGCAGAGACTTTAACTTAGGAAACAGAATAACAACAGTAGCAGCGCAAGACTATAAAGAGTCAAGGCGCATAGCTGACATTACATATAGTGGTGTGTACAACCCTGAGACCAATGTAAACAAACTCAATGAGTTTAACTCAGGTCTTTTGAACTACAAGAACCTTGAACTGTCATTCGGTGCTATCCAAAAGATGGATGGAAGGGAGACTGATGTATTAGTTCTTCAAGAGGACAAGATATCTTATGTGTTAGCCGGTAAGAACCTATTGTCTGATGCTGCTGCCGGTGGTGCTATCACCTCTGTTCCGGAGGTTTTAGGTACACAGATAGCAAGGACAGAGAAGTATGGTATTAGTTTCAATCCGGAAAGCTATGTTCAATGGGGTTACGATAGATTCTTTACGGATGCCAAGCGTGGTGCTGTACTACAGCTAAGAGGTAACTCATACAACAGCGATCAGCTTGCTGCAATCTCTGACATGAACATGAGGACATGGTTTAGAGATGAGTTTAATAACTCTTTCAACACTCAGAAGTTGGGCGGTTATGACCCTTACATGAATGAGTATGTGTTGACTATAAATGACATAGACCTTCCGTTTGAGGTAGAGTGTATCAAGTGTGGTACTACTCAGACCTTTACTTTTGCTCAAGGCGAAAAGGGTAAAACTATATATAACTATTGCATTGACACAGGAGTATATATAGGTAATGTTACAATTGATTGGTTTTTAACGTCTATAGATCCTACGTCAAACTTTGTCATAGATGCTACTTATAATGGTATAACTTATTCTAGTGGAGTTCAAAACTCTGCCGGTCAGCTTACATTCTTAAAGTATCTTACTGAAGGATTAGTGGATATTCAATTGACAGTAACAGGTAATGCGGTAATAAACATCACAGTTGCTTGTCCGGTAAAAGAGCCTTTGAATTTAGTTCAGGTAGTGTTGACAAACAACTACGAAGCAGGCACAGGTCTTGTTACTCAGTTCTATTATACCAATCCACCATACATCTCACCTACCGGATACAACTTCTTCACTTTCTTGAGTGGTCCAAGTAATCCATTGGTATCATTGTATAGCATCACGTCTGGATTTGTGGGAACAGGAATAATGCCTCCTGAAGGAGCAACTATGACATTGCAGACAAACATAAATTTCCCTTGGGCTTCTTTTGTATTCGACACTGCTACAGATAGGTTTAAGTATCACAGATCAACAACTTTGTATAATAACAATAGTGTTGACATGAATGCTTTACTTGCCGTAGCTTCTACTGCGATGCCAATAAGCAATCCTAGTAGTGGCATATATAATGCCCCATTCACTGTACCTCCTTCAGTAAATGGAGACTATCTTTATCTGATATGGGATTTGAGGTCATCTACTGAGGTTCAGCTTTGTCAAAGTGATTCGCTTGAGGATGTGTGCTGTAATTGTATTCCATGTACAGAGACTTGCTCTTATTATGTATTTACCAATCCTGAGACAGCGACAGAGAATGCTATTATAGAGTTTCCATTAGGTACTTGCTTTGAGCCTGTATTATTCACTCAGACATTAGAACCTGGTAACTCAATAGGATTTTGCTTATTAAATGATGATAATAATTATGTTATAATACAAGGCAATCCAATCGTTTATATGGACAATTGCTATTGTGGTTTTTAAAATTTAATCAATGCCTACTCAACAAACATACTACCTTAACGGTCCTACATTAGCAACTGCTACAGCAGTGTTCTTAGATTCGGGAATGACTACCTGCGCTCCGGATGGATACTACTTTGATGGCACTATAGCAAGACAGCAATTTAGTTGTAGCCTACTACCGGCAGAGGCTTGTCCTACTTGTGGTGATCCATGTAAGGATTCGATAGACGAGCTTGTATCTAACGAAGGTGTTTACTATGTTACCTTTGATGCAGGTACGACCATATATGATACCGGTGCTATAATAATTGCATTTGCAGTTGATAGCGGTTCAGTTAATGGTATAAGAGTAAACTTTGATGGTGTATTATACAATGAGCTTAGTTCTCCAATATATGGCTACTTAGCAGGAACGCCAAGTACAGCATTTACTTATATAGGTACTGTTGCAAATGATTGTGGTATAGAAGGCACTACATTTACTTTGGATGAATATGCTTATCTACCTCCTCCTCCTGCTTATGTTCCAATGGGTAGCACTACAAACATAACTGTTACAGCAGGAGAGATGCAGTTGACTCCAGGAGATCCTGGCGTATGTATCATGGTTATACCTAAGCCTACTACAATACCAAATACCATTGACATAACGATTGTCGGTCCTTGTCCTACGTCAACTGCCATCATAAGTGTGTCATGTCCGGTAAAGCTACCATCATTCCAAAGTACATTGGGAGTAACTGCGGTTGTTACTGCTATCTTTTGTATCTTACCTTTTGCTTATACCTACTATGTAGCTCCGGTAAATGGTGATGGTGTAACATTAGGATTGTACGACTGGGTATTCTCGGATATAAACGGAGCGAATGTGTTACCTGATGGGTTCTACCGATCTCCGGCAGTACCTGTTCCTTTTGACACCTATGAGGTACAGAACGGTGTTATCGTAGCGTTCCATAGTTATTGTGCATTATAAAAAATAAAACATGGCAGTAATAGAAAATTTTTATACATTAACTTATAGTCAGGCTGTTACCGGTTGGGTATCATTCTATTCCTTCAATCCGGATTGGATGATAGGGATGAATCAATATTTCTATACCTTCAAAGGTGGCAATCTATACAGACATAGCGTTAATACGTTCAGAAATACATTTTATCAGCCTTGGTGGACTTTAATGGGAGATAAGGCAGGTTCATTTACTCCTACGTCATTGACGAGTGTGTTCAATAATATACCACTTGAGAATAAGTTGTTCAAGACTTTAAACCTTGAGGGTGACTCTGTATGGGATGCCACACTTACAACGGACATACAGTCATCAGGATTTATTGACAGCAAATGGTTTGAGAAGAAAGAGCAGTCGTACTTTGCCTTTGTAAGAAATGACAAGACCGGTGAGTTGTCTATACGAAGCACGAATGGTATCGGTAAGAGCTATCAAGTGAATGTAGCAGGTGATACCATAGACTTCTCTATCAATCCATTGGTTGACATTGGGTCTATTATAAGCATAGGTGACTACTTGTATTTCTCATTGCCTCCTTATACTGCTATACAGTTAGCAGGTAGCGTATTGCAGATAAACAGAAACTATCCGGCAGGTATAAACCAATTAGTGATAGACATCACTATTCCTGGTGCTATTCCTATTCCGGTACAAGATGCTTATTATCTGTACACTAAGAACTCTGTGGCAGAGTCACATGGTGTATTGGGTCACTACTGTGTGTTCAAGATTGACAATTTCTCAAAAGATAAAATAGAATTATTTGCAGTTGAGTCAGAAGTTATGAAAAGTTATCCATAATTTATATCTTTGTTTTATGGAAGTTAGAAAGATACAACACGATGACTATGACAATATTCTTGTCAAATGGTGGAACGACTGGGCGTGGGATGCTCCAACGAGAGACTTCCTACCGGACAATGGTGAAGGTGGTATCATAATCTATGACGAAGATATACCTGTTTGTGCCGGATACATATATGTGACCAACTCAAAGGTGGCATGGGTAGATTGGGTCATATCGAACAAGGAATATAAAAAAAAGCCACAAAGAAGTGAGGCAATTAAGTTATTGGTATTAACTTTGACAGAAATAAGTACTAACTTAGGGAGCAAATATTGTTACGCATTGATTAAACATAAAAGCCTTATAGAGGTCTATCAAGAACTTGGATATATCAAGGGAGATGACTATGTAGGGGAAATGATAAAAATAATATAACTATGGCAGCAGGAACGGCAGCAATTATCGGAGCAGTATCTAGTGGTGTAGGTGCTGTGATGTCTTTCGCTCAGGTAGCGGAACAGCAAAAGAATATACAGAAGGCGCAAGAGTCAGCAGCAAAATTCATGTCTGAGGCTCGCAAAAAGATTGAGGTCAACTATATGGACCAACTATCTATAAACAAAGAGCCGTATGAGCTACAGAGAGAGGCTCTGTTGTCATCAGGTGCGCAGGCTATACAAGCAGCAGCCGAAGGTGACAGAGGCGCAGCAGCAGCAGCCGGAAGGGTTCAGATGGCACAGACTGAGGCTCAAGGTCAGATAAGAACAGAGATGGGTAAGGAGCTATCCGACTTAGAGAAGCTATCAGCTCAGGAGGAGTCAAGACTTAGAGATATAGGTGTACAGTTGGACTTAGGTGAGGTTGAGGGAGCGCAGAGAGCTATGGCTGATGCTGAGGAGGCAAAGGCTAGGTCTATGACACAAGGCTTTCAAGGATTACAAGGCATAGCTACAAACGTAGCACAACTCGTTCCATTGTATATGCAGACAGGAGCAGGCAAGGCTTATGATAAGTCTGAGGCTGCTTACAAAAATGCTGCTGCTACAGAAGGTGGTTTATCTAAAGCGTTTTATGACAAAAATAATAATCCATTGTCATATCAACAAGCGATGTCAATAGCTAAAGGTGAATCAGGATTAGGTACTATGCAGCCAAATAGATTCTATGATTATACTATTGGTAGAGGTAAGGATTATTTCAATGTAGATTGGTCTCAATCACCAACAGGATATAATCCAAATCAAAATCAAAATCAAGCTCCAACAATGATAGCTCCTTGGTTAAAATAAATAGGATTGGTAATAAGTTTAAATTATGAGAGAGGATTATATAGATTTCTTATTTTATCTAGCAAAACAAGAAAAATATCCTGGAAGCAGAGATGAGTTTGTAGAAAAAATACAGACCGATGACTCTTATTTTAAATATGCTCTCTATATGGCTAGGAATAATAAAGATCAATACAAAGGTACTGACGAAGAGTTCTCTATTGCCATAGGTAAAACAAAGCCTCAAAGCACTCAGCCAGAAACGGTAGCTACAGAAGAAACTGCTAAGGCAGAACCTACTACAACAGAGCCTGCTAAGGTAGAACCTACTAAGGTAGAGCCTCAGGCAACTGAGACTGTAACTGCTAAGGTAGAAGAGCCGGTAAAAGAGGTAGAAGCTCCAAAAGATGAGGTTGTAAAGAAAGAAATGCCTATTGGTGAGAACCTACTTCCTATTACCGAGAAGACAGAGGTCAAATCTGTTGAGACACCAAGTAACAAATTAGTTGTAAAGTCAGAGAAGAAAGAGGAAGTAAAAGAGAAGCCAAAGCCAGAGGGTAAACCTCAGATGCAGGTAAAGGATATAACGAAAGAAGAGCCTAAGAACTTGAAAGTTAAACTAAGGGATATTGAAACAGTTCCTTTTGAACCTAGCAAGAAATATAAGCCTTATGGTGAGAAAGGTCCTGATGTCTATTATTATGAAGACTACGACCAATATGTAATAAAAGAAGGAGACAAGAATATCATAGCTAAGAAAGGCTCTGATAAATATAACGAGCTTGATAGTAAAATTGGAGAATCTGTAAAGGGAACTAAATATGGGAAAGGAGAATGTCCTGAGTATCAAGGTGGCTGTCCAAAAAATATAGATGAAGTAAGAGAGTATTTTCAAAAAAAAGGTAGAGGTAGCTATGAAACAATTATTGTTGATAAAGAAGCAAATTTAGTGGAAGAAATTGATGGTTTTCTAACTCAATTGAATCCTGAAACAAAAAAAATTGAAAGACTTGAATATCCTAGTTCTATGATAGAATCATACGAAAGTGGAGAATATAAGAGAATAGGTAAAACACGCAGATACGTTGCAGAAGAACCCCCTAAAAGCGAAAGATTTAGTATATATAAACCTTTTGGAGAAAATGGAAGATCATTTATATATGATAATAATACAGAGGTTATAATGCAAGAAACGGATGATAAAATAATGTCAAAAGATGGTAAACCTATGACTACATGGATAGATATACCAATGCCAGAACCAGAATACAAAGAAGCAAAAGCTCTTATAGAAGGTCTTAAATTTCAAAAAGAGAAAGGTTCTAAGAATACTTTTGTACCTTTGACAACAACACCAGGAATGCAAGAATGGTCACCTATTCCAAATAAAAAATAAATAATATATGCCAACATATTTCGGTTACGTTGAAAGAGAAGCGGATAGCTATATAAATTGGGCAGAGATAGGCAAGGGTATCTCTGACACTGTCAATGAGATAGACAAGGTAAGGAACGAGAAGAAAGCAGCACTTGACCAGGTGTCAAGAGACTTCCAAACAAAGCTCTCCGAATACCCTTCCGGTCAGGATAAGAATGCAAATAGATTTGCATATAACTATAGCGACAATGCTTCTCAGTTTATGCTTATGCAACAGAGACTTTTAAAGCAAGGTAAGCTAAAACTAAAAGACTATCTTAACAATACTCAGAACATAATGGATGACACTGAGACTGCTTTCTCTTTGGTAAAGACATATCAGGAGCAGTACGGTAAAAAGATGGAGCAGTACCGGAATGGAGAGATATCAATAGCAGAGGTAGAGAACTTTGCTCTTATGGAAAGTTTTGGTGGCTTTACAGACACTGACTTGTATATCAATCCACTAGATGGCTCTGTAAATCTTGCAAAGTCAAAAATAGAAAGAGTAGCTGGGAAAGAGGTAAGGACAATGGCTGAAGGTCAGGAAAATGTTATGAGTGTAGGAGTAATGAAGCAACTAATGAATACTCCTATACCAAGATATAACATGGAGAAACAAAGTACAGCCATAGCGGATGGTCTTGGAAAAGAGATACAGATAATGATGGAAGGTGGCTTAATAACATCTTATGAGGATATAAGAAGACGTATCTCTACAAAAGGCGCACTACAATCAAATGATCCGGATGTAATTTCAGAGGCTTTGATAAATGCAGGTATAAATACAAGTGGTATATCTCTTACTGAGATTACTAAGAAAGAAGACCCAACGACAAAGGCACAAATAGAAGTAAAGACAACAAAGACATTTGATGGTAGAGAGGATGAGTTAGCATCTGAATATGTAAGGATAAAAGGTAAACCTAAAGAACAACGTACTCAAGATGAAAGTAATTTATTTTTTCAAGTAGAGAAGTCTTTAAAAGACAGTGAAAAAATGATTGCTTCTTATGATGAAACTTTAAGAGGAATTGTACAATCTAACCTTAACACGCCATATAATTATATGTCTGCATTGAGGGATAACAATGTAAAAAACTCACAGAATAAGCAATTGTACAATGGTTATACTTTCGATGCTAAAGAGAGAGATAAGAATCCAAATTTGATTTTGGCAAAATATGAAAATGGAACTATAACCTATGAGCTTACTCCTGAACAAAAGAAGGATGCTGAAGATGCTGTGATGGAACAAGCCGAGATGAGGCTAGATATAAAAGAGGAATACAAGGCTACCTATAAGACTCCGGAACAGATAGCTGAAGAAAATGCTATAAAGCGTCAGGAGTTAGCGATTAAACAACAACAAGCTAATAATCGAGAGATTCCCGAATGGCAATATAAAGCAGCTAAAGAAGATAAAGAAATTGTATATGCTGCTAGGCTTATTGCAAATTTATATAATGGAACAGATGCTGAAGTAGAAACAGCTATTGAGCATTTTAAAGGAGACGAATCTTTGGGCATAAAAGACATAATAAGAACTGATGAAGGAATTAAAATAATATATGATTGGACCGATCCAAACAGAATACCAAAAGGAGAGGATTATTTTTCTTTTTATACATCAGGAACTGATAATCCTGTAGGTAATTTACAATTTTACGATCGTATTTCAAAAGCATTAACACCTTCAAAGCAAAAAGATAGAGAAGGGTTTATTAATAGAGGTAGAGAGGTATTAAAACCATACGAAGGACATCCTAACTTAAAGGTTTTAGCAAATCCTAAAAGCCTTTGGTGGGATATGGATGGTAAAGTTGGCGAAACTCCAATTATAAAAGAAAGATTAAATAGAAGATTAGGATTATCAGGAGCTTATGTGACTGGTTCAGCAGCAGGTACAGGGGGAACAGGTGGTGCAAGCAGATTCAATAAAAATAAATAAAATATAATAAAATGAACGAAGAGGCAGTAAAATACGCTTTTGATTTATTTGTAAAAGATGGATATGGTGATAATATAGATGATTTTAGAAATCTAATGAAATCAGATCCAAAAGCAATTGATTATGTTTTTAATTTATTTGTAAAAAATGGATATGGTGATAATATAAATGATTTTAAAAATCTATTAGGAATTACTCAATCCCAAGCAATCACTCCAAAAAAAAAAGGAGAGAGTATGGTATCCGACTCGGAAGTTTCTTCTTCGGGTTTACCATCGGGTGAACAGCCTAAGCTTGAAGAGATACCTTTCTCTTTGGATTATCAGAAGCAACAGCAGCAAGTACCATTTAAGCCTTCAACTCCGGTAACTCAACCTGAGCAGAAAAGAGACGTGTCTAAACTAAAAGAATATGATACTACTCAACAGTATGACAGATATGGTGTGCCTGTTACTCAGTTTCCTACAGCACAAAGAGAAGAGTATTTAGCTAAACCGGTACAGCAGATTGAGACAAAAGTCAAGTTTGAAGAAAAGAAAGAGGAGCTTGAGAAACAAGTACCTGGTTTCTTAAAGCCATCTGTAGAGACAATAGACAAAAACTTTTTAGCTAGAACTTCACTTCCAATAATAAGCGATTTAAACAGACAATACAAAGAAGCAGGTTTTGAGTTTTCAGGCAATCCTGCTGATAAAACATATTTAATAGCAAAAGCTCCAAATGGACAAACATTAAATATCAATTTAGGATATTTTAATAATGCAGGATATATAAATGATATATCAGATGAAGCAGAAAGGTTAAAAGTTTTTATCAAAGAAAATTCTCCATCTATACCGACTGAAAAAGTAAATAAATTACAAAAGGAATACGAGGAAGGTAAGCAAGAATTTCTTACACAAAAACAAATAGATGAATCGAATAAATCTCTTTCAAAAGATTTAGAAGATTATGGCAAAAGAAATTTATCTTATACTCAGAGTTTAGATAATTTAAAAAAATCAATTGATGAATTTAATGCAATACCTGAAAGTCAAAGAAATACTCCTGAATATATAAATAGAAGAAATGAAATTCAAAAACAAACTGATATATTGATTTCAGAGGAGAACAGTCTTAAGCAATTTGAGAAAGATATAGAAGCTAAACAAAGTAATTTAAAAAAGTCACTAGGAGAATATACAAAGTATAAAGAAAATCAAGGTACTTTTGCAGGTGGTATTTGGAATTCAATATCAAATACAATAAGTTCAATGGTCGCAGGAACTGTTGCTGCCGGATCTGATATTATAACAGGGGCAACTCCTGCTGAATGGTTATTAGGTAAAGAAGAATATGAAAAGCAATTCACTCAGATTGCCAAAGAAAAATATGGAATAGAAGGAGATAAATTTGATGACATAATAAGAAATGATAAGTTAACAGAAGGAAGAGCAGCTCTTATAAATAGTGAATTAAAAGACAGAGTAAAGAAAGAACGAAAATATGGCAAAGAAGGGGAAGAAGGTGTAATAAAATATCTAAGAGGTAGTGTGTATGATTTATTGGCAGATAAAAGCACTACTGAACAATGGGCTGAATTAAAAAATAAATCATTTATACCTCAAGCTATATTGGGTGTTAGTGGTAGCCTTCCAAATATGTTGATGCCTGGGGGTTGGATAGGTCGTGCTTTAGGTACTTTTATATCTACTTCTGATGGTGTATTTAAAGAAATGGAAAATAGTCCTAATTTCCAAAATATATCTGAAAATGAAAAATGGGCTGTTGCTGCTCCTTTAGGAATGGCTTCTGCTACATTAGAAGAGATAGGTTTATCTTCATTGTTAAAAGGAACTAATATAACAAAATATATAACAAAGATGGCATTAGACAAAGCAGGTGCTAATGTTACTCCAAATATATTTAAAGGATTAGTAAAAAAAGAAGTTCAGGATTTAATATCTAATGGTACTCTAAAAGTAGTAAATGGTTTTTTAGCTGAAGCAGAAACAGGTGCTTTGCAAACAATAGCGGAATTTTCAATAAAGGATATATACAATACGGTAAAAGATAAAAAAGACGAAAACGGAAACCCTGTAAAGATGTTTGATACGCCTGATACTGTAACTGAATGGGTTACTGATGTATTGTATGGAGGTGCTGTTGAAGGTGTTGGAGGTCTTATGATTTCATCTGGTATGGCTGCTGCAAGTGCTTTTAATAATGACAATTTTGTCAATATGGATAGCGATACTTTCAAGGCATTTGTTAATTCTTCAAATGATTTGAATGTAGAAAAAGCATTTATATCTGATTTGAAAAATAAGATTGCATCTGGAGATATGACAATGGCTGAAGGCAAGGATTTATTAAATAAATATAGACAAGCCAAAGGACTATTAAATTCATTGCCTAGCGAATTGGATGAAAAAGATAAAAGAGTAGCTTTAGATTTATTGAGTAAAAGAAAAAAGTTAGAGGATAAGATCCAAGGAAAAGATACAGCATTAGCTAAACCTATTCAGAATAGAATTGATCAAATTAACGAACAACTAAATCAAATAACAGAGAATGCCATTCAAAAGCAAACAGCAGGTGAAGTACCTGTACAGCCAGAAGCCGGAGTTGGCGAAGAAGTGGTCCAAGGAAAACCCGAAACAGGACTTGAAGTCACTTCCGAACAAGTTGTCACCGAAGAAAAGCCAAAAGAAGAGGTAGTAACACCTGAAGGTGTAGTAGAAAAAAAAGATATACAAGTTTACAGAGGTACATCTACTGGAAATAAATCTGATAAAGACGGAGTATCTTACCATACAACAGATAGAGGGTATGCAGCGTTTTATGAAACAGGAAAAGAAAAGCCTGATAATAAAGCTTTAGAAGAACTTGAAGCCTTAACTCCTCCGAATAAACCAAATAAAGTAGAATTATCAACTGAAGAGGAAGTAGATGCTTATGTTGATCAATGGATTTCTGACTATGAAGACGCAAAAAGATTCAAACCTGAGACTAAAATACCTTCAAGAGAAGAAGCTATATCAGAAATGAAACAGAGCGGTTATCCAATATTTCTTACTCAAGAAGAGGTTGATAACGAAAACAAAAAACAAGAGAAAAAATATAATTCTGATTTAGAGAAATACAATCAAAAGAAATTAGAACTTGAAGATAAGGCTAAAAATTATTTATCACCCAAAAAAATATCTGGCAATTTCTTTAATCTTGGGATTGATTTTTCAAAAATGAATCCTCAACAGATATTTGAAAAATTGAAATCATTAGGAATATCAAGTGTGTTTAAAGGCGGTAATTTTTTAGACAATTATCATTCTGACTTAACAGAATATGCAAGAAAAAATAACATAGATTTCTATGATGGCATAACCGGTGGTGTTCAAGGTAGTATGAATACTGCTCCTCAAGAGATAATTGAAGTTTCTAAATTAGAACAAGCACCTGCTGAGGTAAAGACTCCTGAGCAGGAAGCTGACCTATTGGAGGAATTACTGACCGGAAAGAAGAAAGAGCCGGCAATGACACCTCAAGTGGAAACAATGACACCTGGGGAAAAAGTAATGACACCTGAAGCGAAAGCGGAAGAAGAGATGATAGTTCAGCCTGAGTTTACCGAGCAGGATCAGGCAAGGAAGAGAGAGCTTGAAGATGCTCTGAAGAAGGCTGACAAGCGTAAGAAGAATGTTATGGTAGGTGAGGTGTCAATGCCAAAGGCTGAGGTTAAAGCAGAGCTTGATGCATTGAGACAGAAGGAGCAGGCTGTTGTTGAGGCAGAAGTTCAATCTATAGAAAAAATGTTATCAGCTCCTGAGCAAAAAGACAAAGGAAAGATAAGACAAGCTGTAACAAATGCAGTTAAGGCTATTGCTAAAATATTACCGAATACAAAGATAGTATTACACGAAACTAGTCAAGATTATGTAAACGCTACCGGTGATACTGACAATGCATCAGGATTATATGTACCAAGCGCAGATGGAGGTACTATTCATATAAACTTATCTAATGCCAATACAAGAACAGTAGGGCATGAGGTATTTCATGCTACATTACTCAGAGGTATTAAGACAGATGCTGAAGCTCAGAGATTAGCGAAAGCAATGATAGGAGCTGTAGCTAAGTCATTAAAACAATCAGGCGCAAATCAAGAGTTATTAAATGAACTTGAAAATTTCTTGTCTAACTATGATGAGAATATTCAAAATGAGGAATACTTAGCTGAAGTATTTGGATATCTCGCTGATGGATACCCACAGTTGACAGCACCTGAAAAAAGTATTATCAATAGATTCATTGAGAGAATAATGAAACTGTTTGGCTTAAAGCCAATGACAGACAAAGAGGTTATTGATTTTATGAATACCCTATCAAGGAAGGTAGCTACCGGTGAAGAGATAACAGAGAAAGAAGCAGGTATTACAAAAAGAACTAAAGGAATATCTAATATAACAAAAAGATTTCAAGCAAATTTTATAGATCCTATTTCAAGACTTTCATTTGTTTATGATAAAAATAGTGAAAAATTTGAAAATTTAAAAAAGCAAGGATTTATAACTACAGATAAATCATTATCTGATTTTAATGGGAAATTTATATTCCTACATCAACCTGATGCAGCTTTTTCAGGTATGATTTATAAAAATAATGAACTTCTTGTTGAGGGAAAAGGAGGTGTTTTTTATCCTATTAAATTCCATGAAGATGGATATTTTTGGGCAAGTACATCAAAAACTGCCAAAAAAATGGCAGACGATTTAAATAAAGTATTAAAACAAAACAATGGAATTATTTATATGGCATTAACCTCTGCGCCATATGATAAACTAATGTCAAGCACAACAATGTCAAATGCAATACTTGATTTTTTCTCATCAAAAGCATTTGATAAAAATTTTAATATAACTCAAAAACAATTAAAAAATGCACTAATATTAGCTGCAAATAATGTAAAAGAAAAACAAAAAAAAGATAAAAAAACGGGAGAAATTACTACTAAAACTATAGGGTTAAATTTAAATATAAAACAAAATATTTCTTTAGAAAACATTCAAACTTTAATTAAAGAAAAATTAAATCCTGATAATAGTTCATTTGCAGATAGAAAGAATTTTGCTGAAGAGTTAATAAGAATAATGGCTGAGAATATTAAAGAAGATTCTAAGGCTATTGAACAATTTGGTAAATTATTCTCTGAAGGAATTCAAAATAAATATTTTAAAGGAATAACAAAAACAGGTAAATTAAGCATTAGTGCTGCAAATATGACTCAAGCACTATCTGAAATGTTTACTGAACCAATTTTAAAAGAAGGAATTGATAGAGAAAAAGGAGGTCAAGTATATGCTATATTAGAATTGAATGGTAAAGTTAAACCTGTTGAATCTAATAAACACGAATCATATCCTATGGCTATACAGTCAGAAGGAAGTGAAAAAGTAAAAGTTCATGTTCTGAATGATAGACAGAATTGGTATGATGTATTTGAAGATTTTGAAACAAATGACATAGTAACTGAAGATAGAAAAAATAAAATATATCCTACTTCAGGAGTTTCGACAAGAGGATTAAAATTAAATACATCAAAAGTTGATGGCATATCACCTCGTCAGCAGAAATCTACTGAAATAACAACAGATAAAGATGCTAAACCTGGCTTTGAAAAAGCTCTTAATTCGCTTAATGAAACTGAACAACAAAGAGAAGAATGGAGAAAAACGCATAAAGTAAATCAAAAACAAAAACGTAATCCCATAGTAGAACAAGCTGTAAAAGATTATTATAATGAAAAAATAACTCAAGAAGAATATCTTGATATAGTTTCTAAAAACCAACCTATTAAATCTTTTAAAAATGTTCCAAAATTACCAACTTTAAGAGAAATAACAAATTCTTTAGACAGCTCTAAAGTTGCCACAGGTATAATTGGATTAACTAAAAATTTAGAAGATGGAGAAAAAGTAGCTTGCAGATTAGATATACCTGCATATGAAGATTTTGATACTTGGGTTGTTTCTATACATGATGGAAATAAAGAAGGAAAATCAATTGCATACGGTCAGACAGCTGTACTAAAAAATGTTGATTTTAAAACATTTCCTGGACCTGCAATGAAAATTGCAATGGGTACTCAAAGTAAATCTACAATTGCTAGAATGTTTGGTAATTGGGTTAATGAAGATCCAGAATCAGTTCATGCAAGAGCAAAAGAACTAATGAATGACCCTGCTTGGACACAAGTAGGAATGAATCCATTTAGATATAGTTGGTTTTATGATAAGGCAGATGGAACGCCTATTTCTACAGCTGATGAAGTTATTCAAGTGGGTGCATTAGTATTGGCTAAAAATGCAAAAAAAGTATCTACTAAAGATATAATGTTTGAAACTAAATCATCAACAGGATTATCAATAAGGTTTCAAAAAAATAATTCACAAGAAATTGTAAAACAAGCAAGAGCTAATGGTATATCAGATGCAGGCATAAGAGCCTATTTTAAAAAGAATGGTTTGTCTGATATTGAAATTGATGAATTACTTGAAGGAGAAAAAGGAGCAGGCAAAAAAATTGAGCTTTCTGAAGAGACTCTTCCTGGATACACCAAACTGATGAACAGAATAAATGGTCTCATCTCAAGGGGTAGAAAAAGCGGAAAGTCTGATGATGTAATAATGCAAGGTGTTATTGCCAATGTAGAAGCAAACTCACCGGAATATGCCAATGCTACCGATCAACAGCGTGAGCAGATAATTCGTGACATCAGAAAGATGTTCGGAAAGAAAGAAAAGGCAGCACCATCAGCAGAGAAAATAACCGGTAAACCTAAATCTAAAAAGGTTACTGTAAATGAAATGGCTGCACTCAAAGACCAAATAAGATTAGAGGCAAGAGCTGCTAGAGAAGCTAAGGGTGATCTTAATGCTAAACGTAAAATGTTAGCTGAGGCTATCAATAAACTCGTTGCTAAAGGTACTATTACCTTAAGACAAGCTAACGCTATTATCAAAAGGGTGAACCTGGTCAACCTTGACAATCCTATAATGGTTGAGAGATTACTTAATTATGCAGAAAAAGTATTTAAAGATGCTGAATATGCGGATAAATTAAGCGAAGCAAATAAATTATTTTCATCTATAAAGCAATCGTCAAAGTCAAAAGAAAAGAATGCTGATTTAGTAACTCTTGCAAAAGAATTTTTAGGAATAGACCCATCTATGGTTGAGAATATAGATGAGTATATTCAAAAGGCTTCTGAGTTAGATAGTAGTTTAAAAGGTTCTAAGGCTACGGCAAAAGGTATGTCTGCTTCTGAAATGATAAACATACAAGAAGCTACTGAATACATATCTGAAACAATAAAAGCTCAGGAGCAAAAGATAAAAGAACAGACTGCTGCTGAGATAGAGTCTACAATGGGTGTAGATGCATCTGATTTGACTTATGAACAAATGCTTGAGTTACTTGAAGATGAAAGTAAACCTATCAATAAAGATAAAGAAAAGGTTATCAGGAGTTTAGTTAATAAAATGTTTGATACATATTCAAGTATTATCGAATATATGTTTAAGACTGGTAAAAATCCTTTTGTTGTTTATGATGAGAATCTAAAATACGAACCGGTAACATTTAAAGAATCGGATAAGCAGATTGTTCGTGAATTTATGAAAATGGATCTCGGTAAGCTCAGTGTCAGAGAGGCATTGAAAGCTATGGATGCATTAAATAACTTTATTGTCAATCGTTCAGTTGCCAATATGGGTTCTGTAGTAGCCCAATATAAAGCAAAACAAAACGCTGAAATAGTTGACAAAAAAAATATAAGAAGCAAACCTGTAAAGTATTTATGGAGTAATACTTTGGGTAAAATGCTATTTGACAATTTTGCTTCATTCCCATTATTGATAGAAAGATTCTTTAAAAGTAAAGACATTGGTTTGTATGTATCCAGAATGATGGGTTTAAATGATTTGTTTAATGGTGCTTCTTCTGCAAAAACGATAACCGGTGTTGTAGTTAAAAACTATCTTGACCTATTCTCAAAAACAAAACCAAATGGTAAAGTATTTAATGATGCTTTTAACTTGGTAGAAAGGGGAATGGTTGCATTCATGTCAAGACACAAGATAGGAACGGATGCTCAGATAAAAGAAGAATTTAATGACAGAAAAAATGAAATTGAAGAGTCTATAAAAGCATTGTCTACAGGTACTAAAAGAGAACAGGAAAAAGCTAAGGTTTATAAAGAAGTATATGACAAGTTGTTTAAAGATGCAAAGAACGCAGATGACATCAGAAATAATGCGGATAATAAAAATATAGAAGCTGTAGATTGGTGGGTTAACGAATGGAAAAATCATTATGATGAGTTAGCTGATGTATCATTAAAAATATACAATACAAAACTGGATAAGGATTCTTATTACACCACCGATAGATATTCTAAATTGGAAGGGGTAGAAAAAGAAATAGATCTTGAGGATAATGTTTCAGCATTTAGCTTTAACAATGGAAATATATCTGAAAAGAAAGCAGGATCTTTAATGGAGACAAGAGATAAGAAATCGGGTCTTCCAAAAAATAAAGATGGAGAAGTCACAAGGTTTGTTGATTTATCTTTTGATGCCGTAAATGCAAATTCATTATACGATGCACTGACAGACATTAAAACTGCCTATGCTATTAAACAAGTAAAAGCATTTATGAAAACAGATGCTTTCAAAAGAATTGTACCTGATAAAGAAGAAAGAGATATATTAGGAAATAGAATAAACTTAGCTGTTAGAAATTTAAGAAATCAAAAATTATTTGATTCAAGTACAATGAGTAAAGCTGTAAAGGGATTAAATAAATTTTCAAGCATTGGGTCTACAATGGCATTAGCCGGTATAGTGCAACCTTTTAAACAAACTATTCCTATAGCATTTAATACTGCTATAAATACAGGTAGATTTTTTGATTTATTACGGATACTAACAAATTCAGATGTAAAAGATTTTATTAACAATTCAGGATATTCAATAGCAAATAGAGGTATAGAATCAAGTGTTCACCTTGAAAGTATAAATAAAAAATTAGATGAGGCTGCAAAGACAAAAGCTGAATATTTAGGTAATAAAATATTAGAATTGAATGAGATGTATATGAAACTTTTCTTGGCGAATCCTGATGCTTGGATAGCTAGAGCATCTTGGATGGCTTATTATGAAAAAGGGTTAAGAAAACAAGGTCTATACAAAACAACTGAAACAATAAAAACAGCTTCAGGAACTCGTGAGGTTACTAAAAAAGGAATTGATTATAGTAAGCATAAAATAAACAAAGAAGCTGCTGATTATGCTCAGATGATGATTGACAGACAGCAAAACATAACCGATACTAGATTGGCAGGTTCTATATATTCAGGTGAAAATGCCTTCCAAACTATGATGACAAAAATATTTTTGCCACTCGCCAGTTTTAGAATAAATCAACATTTGAGAATGTCTAATGACTTAGCAACTACATTTAGTAAAACTACAAGTTGGCAAGAAAAAAGAGAAGCATTAACATCTCTTTCAGGTGCAATAGTAGAAATGATTGTATTTAGAGCCATAGGAATAGGTGCTAGTTATTTATTTTTTGAATTAGCATCAATGATAAGAGGAGAAGAAGAAGATGAGGAGAAAAAGAAAAGAAAAGAAAAAATGGCTTCAAATACATTAAAAGGTATATTAACTGGAGCTGTAACAGATATATTATCTCCTATTCCTGTTACAGATTATCCGGTAAAGTATTCTGTTAATGCTGCAATGGATTTCACTCAGGATTTGATTGGAATGGGTGATGAAGATAAACTATCTTTATATGTTGAAAATATTCCTTCATTTTCAAGTGTATTAGGGACTGCCGGTATCTTTTTAGATAAAGTAGCAGATATAAAAGAAACAGCTCAAATGGCTGCTACAGGTAAGTTTGAACAAGATGTATTTGGTAAAAAAATTGAGAAAGAGATAAGCGAAAAGGACAGACAAATATTAGCATGGTCTTTAATCCCATCAATACTCACAAATACTATATTACCTGGTGCGCCAGAGACAAATAATATTATGAGTAAAGTTAAAAAAGCTATTAAGAAAGAAGGTAAAACTGCCGATCAAAAAGAAAAATATGATGCATTTGGTGGGCATTCTTCTGAAAAAGAATTTAGAACGGAAAATCCTGAAAAGTACATGGAATCTTTGCAGCCAGGTGGTAGTTTATATGAATACAAAATGAGAGAAAATCAGAAAAAAATGGAAGAACTTCCAGAGAAATTACAAAAAAAGATGGAGGAGACTATGAAAAAAGCAAATAAAATGCAGTAAAAGTGCTAATACCTCACATACTTTGTTCCTTTCTGCTTATCGAAATACATCATTAGTTCGTCAATACATTCAGTAAGTGGGGCATCACAGCCCCACATTACTGTACCTGTAATATCATTCGCCTTAGCATAGATAATGCCATCCTCACAAGCCCATATCACTATAGGATTGAGTCTCTTGTCGCACAGCTTAACCATTCTTTTTGCCGGTATAGGCAGAGGGTAGGCATTGTAGATAGTCCTTACTCTCTCCCTTACCTCGGCATAGGCTATGAGTTTCTTGTCAACATTGAATACTTTATAGTCAATGTCGTTATCATCAAGCTTTTGATACGATCCGTTGAATACGGATACAAAGCAATCAATGGCTTTTTTCTTTTTGCTCATTTGATTTTACTCTTTCTATTGATTCAAGTGCTAGCTTATTTACTTCCTCTATAAACCAATCTACCTCCATAGGTGGTATAAGAGCCATTACTGACATTATTACTGTCATGGCTTCTACGTTATTGAAATTATAAGCGTGTAGTTCAGCTAACTGTTCTTTTGTGACCTTACGTTCAAGACCTACTAAGAAGTTTTTCATAAATTGTCTTAGGTTCTTATACTTGTACTTGTCCTCTCTACCCATTCTGTCGGGTTCAAGTTCTGTGATGGCATAACAACCTGCATTGAGGCAGCTTATAAGTAGATATAAGTCTGCTGCTTTTTTACTTTTACTCATTTGAATTTGATTTTATTTAATTAAAAAATATATGCGCCACGTTATGAGGCTTAGCGATTAGTTAGCACCAATACTACCATCCTGCACATTTGAGAATATGTAGTCCTAATTTTGGCTCAACACAATTATTTAATAAGGTTCTTTTATCCCCTTTGTAATTGTGCCAATCTTTTATTTCATACCCTTTTGCATCCATTTTTATTTTTAGCGTTATACCTTTATTGTTGCCAGTATCATTAGTTTTTATTTCTATTTTAGGTATTTCAAAGTTTGTCCAAAATGAATGTCTGCCAATATATTGCGGAGTTATAAGTGGTTCGTACCAACTTTTTACATTTTCTACTACAAATTTTATTTCTTTTCCTTTTGTATATTGTTGCAAAAACAATATTTCTTCATACAATTTCATATCAGGAAATAATGCTTTACCCTTACCATTGCAATATGCTTTAAATCTCATTCTGCTATGTGTTGGACAAGGCGGTGAACACCATATAAAATCATAATTCATAAAATTATCTTGTAAATATTGATGAGCATCGGCAACAATCACCTTATCGTTTGGATAAAAGTCTTGATATATTTTAGCAATACTCTCATTATATTCAACTGCGGTTACTTCTACATTTTCCCAAAGTTTGCGATTACCTCCTATGCCACAATACAGATTAAGAACCCGTACTGGTGCTAACAGCACATTGCCAAAAGTGGGGGTTTCCGTTTTCAAATCAAGTTTATCTTTCATATTAAATTTAGTTTTTCAATTAAAGTTTAGTGGTACAATGCCCCACCTTCGGCAATCTGCAAAACGTTATCCTTTAAATATTTCTACTTTTATTCCTTTGTCTGTCAGCTCTTTATGTCTGTACTCTTGTAGTTTTGTCGCTTTACCTCCAGGTGTCTTCACCTCTATGAATAGAACATCAGAGTTCGGTGGTATGGCGATAAGATCTGGTATGCCATTCTTGTTTGTCTTAGTCAGCTTGATGACGTAGTATCCTTGAGCCTCCAATTCTTTAATCTTCTTGGTCTGTATCTGTTGCTCCGTCATATACCATTGTTATTATTGAGAAGATTAAAAATATAAGTATAGCCATTGTCACGACATTATAACCTGTTTGTAGAATTCATTCGCCTCAGCAGAGTCCATGACTAATTTCTCAAGTTTCTCTCTGTCTTCAAAGTCTATGGCGAACCTGTAAGCGGAGAAGAATTGGTATGGGTAGCAGGTATTGTCAAGGTCTATCTCATGCAGTTGAAATGCCAGTAGCCCTTGAGGTAGCACAACGGTGGCAAAGATAATATGGTATTCTTCACCTTCCTTTACCCATTTGCTCAAAGGTATGTCATTGGGTCTTGCAATGTCATCAATACATATACATCTTATCATTTTTTTGTTGATTTTTTATTGTGACCATTTCTTGCTCTGTTGGTGCTTTTGGACTCAGAGACAAGCTTTCCTGATTTGGTATGGCTCATGTCTTTGCCATCACCGTTGCCGTATGTACCGGCATCTCTGTTTTTACGATTGAGTTCTACCCTGTAGTTCTTACGCTCCTCTGTCTCGTGGTATGCCTTGTCGTAGGCAAGCTTCTTCTTCCTGCGTTCTTCTGACATACCAAGTTTGTCATAAGATGGGTGCTTACCGGCTAATGAGTTCTTTTTACTTTTCATAGTGTTCTTCTAAAATGGTTAACGGTATAATCTTTTTTCTTTGTCACTGCTCTATATACATCGTATTCGATGCCTCCCTTTGCGAATATCCAATAGACGTTGTTCTCAAGCCTCTCCTTGGTGGTCATACGGTCTTTAGACTGCCAATAACTCGTTGCGCTGAAGTCTATGTTGTAGTAGACCAAGAACTCTGCGTTACGCAGGGAAATCCCCTCACGCCCAGAAACAATCTGCAATGCGATCGACTTGTCGGTGTTGTTGAACTCGTCAAGCTCTGTAGTCAAACTATCATCAAAAACATCTTTTAACGCAGTTAGTTCCGCTTTGAATTTATAGAAGATACCAATCTTCTTACCGGCAAAATGCTCCTTTATAAAATCAGCCTTTGACGTGTCTATTATCATGGAATTTCCACTCTCAAATTTTATCGTGCCGGAGTATAATTGGTGTAATTTCATCATCAACTTAACTGGAGTATCTGCCAGGATAACTTCCTCTCTACCTTCTACTACTAAACTTTTCTTGAGCTTATTTATCAGGAAGTAGGTCGAATCTTTTAGCTCCACCTCTAATACCTCCTCTGTCACGTTTGAGGCGAACCCTGCCTCCTTTTGAGTATAGGAGATGGTGTATAGCTTCATCATTTTTAAGATGGTCTCCTTGCCATTGGAATAGTCTCTGATGAACAGGCTGTTTATCTTCTTCTCCTTCACGTCAACGTAGTCGTTGGCAAACCTGTAGAAGTTAGCGTATTGTTCAAACGGATTACCTTTGATGCCATATACCTGATGGTACATCTGAGAGTAAGACTCCGGTGTAGGTGTTCCGGACAATAGTATTACTTTCATTCTGTTCTTGCTCAGGATAGCTTTGATGTCTTTGGCTCTCTTGTTTGGTTTAGGGAATGCTCCCATGCCATGTGCTTCGTCAAGGATTAGCATATCCCATTTTTGATTGTCTATGGTATGAAGGCTCTCGTAGTTTATGACTGTTATGTTGTATGCAGGAGATAGCATTTCGTAGTCTGCTGTGATTGTGCTTATTGCTTTTTTCTTTGTGATGAACAGTACGTTTTTTTCGTTCATTTGCTGTGCTATGCCAAGGCTTGTGAGTGTCTTACCGGTTCGTACCTCCATTGCAAGGTATAAGAAATTATACTTCCTTAGTATTTCACAGCCTTCAGATATGATGTTCTTTTGATAGTCTCTAAATTCCATTTTCTTGTTCGTATAGTTTTTTGTAATAGGCAAGGCTGTTCACTGCTCTGTCGTACACTTCTTTATGTGTCTTATATTTTTTTACCAATACAGTAGTTACAGCCTTACCTCTTCCGGTAGTTTTTTCGATCTTGGTATCCAAGATACTCAATATCATGGCACACTTTTCTACCATCTCCTTGTTTGAATACCCTGGTATCCTTTCAAATATATCCATCAGAAATCTATGTGTGTTATTCTTTAAAGATTATCCATCTACCCATTTGATCTCTACCTTCTTCCGGAATTAAATCTTTAAATGTAGCATAGGAGATAAGCCATTTATAAAATTTTGTTCTACTTATTGTCATCTTTGCTTTTGGTCCATAGTCCGGATGTTCCTCCACAAAGTTATAATATAAATCATTTTTATACAGCCTTTCATCTGTTTTCAATAAATAATTTTTCTCAGTCTTATCCACAAGACCACACCACTCTATGAACTCATGGCAGGTCTCTGCTGATAACTTACGGACATTCAGGTTGATTAGCTTGGCTTTTACTAAGCCGGTGTCAAGATAGTTCCTAAGACAGTTTATCATGTAGTTGTCAAACTCACACCAGTCTATGTCATCCCAATCCCCGAACATAAGCTTGCCGAACTCATCCAATGGAGTGAAACTCTTGGAGTAGTATTGGTGTAACTCAAGCTCCCACTTACGTCTCTCAAAGGAATTGCCTGCTCCTTTTATGGCATAGTTGGTAGTGATGGCTATCTTAGGTGACTTACTCAATGGTATCTTTATGGCATCCTTGTTCTTCTTCTCAAGGGTCAGACCCTCAGTGATGAGAGAGAATAGTCGCTCAAACTCAAAGTGCTTCTTCACGTCATCGAATACCAATATCTGAGTGTCTGCCGATACAAGCTGATAGGCAAATGATTTCTCAAAGTTGAACAGCTTACCATCTATGGTTACTACCTTTTTCATTTTACCTAAAGCATTGATGATGAGACCTTTGCCAGTGCCACCTTCAGGATTATCGGAGATGACCTCATCGTTAAGTATGACTGCCGGACAGAACGAAAGGTTCTTGAAGCCATGCATCAGGAATCCTATTGTGCTTTCCATTGATGCAATCCTGTTGGAGTCATTCCGGTTAATGTTGTAGATAAACTTTTTAAAGTCGCATTGATCGGAGATGTTACATAGGGAGAAGTTACGGTCAATGACATGGTCTTTCCATACATAGCCACCAAGGTCAAGGTAATCTATTGGTCTTATCTCCTCCTTTGTAATCTTGACAGCGCAGTTCTTGTAGTACAAGTATGAACTTGTCTTGGTATCTTCAATGAAGTATATTTCTATTGTGGCGAGCAGAGATAAGAACTCCTCCTTGAAGAATCTGGTGTTGTCGGCAAAGTAATTATAGACACTGACATCGTCAATCTCAAGTAGGTAGTTTAGGACAAAGTCTTTTATCTCCTTCTCAGAGGTGTGGTCTATCAGGTTATTTGTTACCTTTATGAAGATATGGTTCTTGCTACCTTCCGGAAAGTATTTGTAGAAGCCTGAGTCCTCCAAGAAGTTCTTGAAGAGGATATGTTCTATCCTTGTTGAGCCTTTGTCGTTCTTAGACCAAAAGGTAAAGATAGAGTTCTCTTGTTCTACTTTGTTAAGCACTGCATCTATGACATCAACTTCAAGGCTTGACTCTTGTAGCTGATATCTAAGTTCGTTTTTTGTTGCTCCCCTCCGAAGTTTTGCTCTTATGTTATTTATCTTCTCTTCGTCTTCGTAGTACTTTGTTCCAAAGTTAGCTACGTTCTTATAGGCAGAGTCTACCAATTGTGCTATCTCTCTATGGTCAAAGCCATCGGTAGCATATTGGTTTAGTACATACAAGGCAAGGCTTTTGTTTATACCAAAGTCATTCATAGCCATCGCCAGTACATATCCATTGTGGTTTCGCTGACCTTCAATCATAGGGTACTTCTTATACCACCACTTGACAAGGATGTCCACTATCTTGTTCTCATCTGTTATCGGGATGGTTGGCTTGTCTCTGTACTTGTTCACCTCTGTGTATTCAATCTCTTCTATGATATCCCATACGGAGGACTTGTCATTCACATGAATCAATGGGTCGTATGACTCGTAGCATACACGAGACACGTTCTTGGATGTCTTGTCAAAGTATTCTGAGTTGAAATACTTCTCTAATGAGTTGAAGTAGTTGACGTGGTTGTCCGGATCTGCCGGTATCTTTACCAATACCTTCAGCCCATTGCCGGAAGGCGATATGAATACCGAAAAGACATACTTGTTTTTGGATAGTATCTCCTTGTCGTTTAGTAAGTCCTTCTGTTTATTGTACCCATCGAAGTCAAGACAGATAAGACCAGAATGCTCAAGAAGGGAATTGTCTAATCTCTTTTTAAATGTTCCGGAGAAGCATATCGCAGGTAGCAATTTTTTTATCTCATTGCGCTCATTTTTATTCTTCTCACTGCGTATTCTTTTGACGATTTCTTTAGATGCCCCATCTCGGATTCGCACTAATATCGCATTTACGTCTCTGTAGAAAGGAGTATCAGTGTCCTTAATATTTTTAAATATAGTTACATTCATGTCGTTTTATTATTTTTTATGTCGAAAAAATGTCAGTTTAATGTCAATATATTTATTATAACTTATTGATTTTCTTTTCTTATGTCGAAAATGTCGAAAATAGAAATGAAATGAAATTCATAGAATTTTATAAATAGTAAAAAATATATAGAGAGTATATAGGAAAAAAATTCGGTTTTTCGGTTGGGTAAAAAAGGGGAAGCCTAAACTTCCCCCTAACACACATGAGACACACACACAATAATTTTTAAAATGGCAAATCTTCATCAGGTTCTTCTGACTTTGTCTTTTTGGAAGACTGTGCCTTATTTGTTATTTGTTTGGCTTCTGTGACACTTTCACCACCTTTCGGGGTGTATGTATCCAACTCTAAATAAAAGTTGCCTGTACGGGCTTTTTTTACGTTCAAGTTTATCCAGCCATTTTTTTCATGTTGTTTCATAAACCTGATGGCATCATCAAGTTTGACTGAGAGTCTTCCGACTACGAACTCTGGAGCATTTTCGTTTCTCTTAAATGAGAATCCATCGGCAAATAATTTTTCTTCCATTTGATTAAATTTTAGAATGTGAAAATAATTAAAAATTTAGAGCTTTAGAAATGTTTGGAAACTTTTCTGTGAATATATTTTTTATCTCATCGGCTATCTCTCGGTGTTCAAGTTGGGTATGTTCATCGCATCTGATTTGCAAGTAGTGTATCCAACTTCTGACAGAGCCTTTCATGTACAGCGTGGTCTGAGTTGCCAATGGCAGAATCATCCTGGCGCATTCTCTTGCTATGTCATTGTCAATCATTGCATTGTATAACTCTTGTGCTTGTGCTATCAGGCTCTCAATCTTTTGTCCGAAGTATAGTTGGTCTTCCAGATCTGCGAGATTCTCGGATGACTGTCTGTTGGTTTTACCTTTGTATCTCAGATTGATTGATTCAATACCTGTGGCTTTAGAATAACGCTGTGAGAACTCTTGGAAGGAGAACGACCGGTGTCTAAGAATCTGTTGCGCTATCGCCCTGCTTGTGACTATCTCAACGGTCATATCAACCATCTCAAAGGGAGACCAATGTTTGTTTTTAATGAGGTAGCTGATTAGTCTGTCGGATGTTTCTGTGTTGTGTTGGTTTTCCGGATTGCTCACCCTTGCTGTATAGACAATAAGTTGTTCCGGAGTCATATTCGCTGCCTGTGTGAGGCTTATGAGCTTTGCTTTCATATTAAAATTTTATCTAAGTTAATGTTTTTGTTTTCAAGGATACCATAGAACTCTTCAAATACCTTATCAAGTAGTTCGTGACTATCCATCTGTTTGTGGTCTAATTGGTTTTCAATTTGCTTCCTGATGCTTCGTATCTCCCATAAGGCTAAAGCCATGTCAAGTGCTTGGACACATCTCATGTGCGCTACAGAGTCATCGAAGTCATCAAGGTTAAATTCTAATATTGCTTTCATATCGTTTTGTTGATGTTACCATTTCGTTGATGTCAACGCTACGGTTGTTTATAAATCTTTGTTTAGTTCGTTGTACACTTCAAACCACCAATCAAAGGTAGAGTTAAGTTCGGTGTTGAATGGATTTGAATGTGGATTACCGGATAAGACAGTTCTAACTGTTAACCTTGCTGCTTTAATTGCAATCAAAGTGCATAGAATCTCATTTCCGCAATCGGTATCTTCATCCTGGAGCAGGTTTTTAAACTCTGCTATTAGTTGTTCTGCTTTTTCTTTCGGATTAATCATAATATTTTTTAAAAGTTGTGTTATAATAATCTTCGTATGATTTATATTTTTCCCAAAAATCATCTTGCCTAGCAATTCTTGTAGCATCTATTATCTGCTCTTTCTCCATTTTTATGACTTTTTCTATTAGCCATGGAGGTAACTGGAATTTAAGTGAAGACCATTCTTCAATTAACCATTCTACTGCTGTTAGTTTTTCCATGTTATTTGTTTTAAGTTATCAGGGGGACATTGATGTCCCTCTGTGAAAAATAGTCAGGACAGGATTCGAACCTGCATCCCCATACTATTGGGTAAACGGATTTGCACCGTATGTTAACTTTACACTACCTGACTTTACCGTTCCTGCCTACTTTATGTACATACGGTAAAAGATGCATCCTCATAACCTTCGGGCAGGTAAGTTATTAGTTAGGACATAATTTGAACATCTATTGCCCATGCCATTCCGCCACCTGACATAAAAAATATCCGCCATAACGTGAGGTTTAGCGATTAGTTAGCGGTAATGCGCCTAACCATGTATAGGTTTATTACAAGTTGCGCAAATATACTTACCATTCATTTCATAACATTGTGAAGTAGTACAGGCGCACATACCGCTAACAAGCGGTTGGCGCAATGCTACTTCACGGTACTTTGACAATGCTTGGCAAAAAGCCCAGTGTTCTCTTTGAAGGTCTTTGTCCTCTAAACAAACCTCAATCTTGTTTTCAAGCCATTTTATATATTCTTCCATTCTATTGATATTTAGTTGTTAATAATACGCACTTCGCCAACCGCCCATCCGTTATAAAAAAAGGCTGATGTCGTAATTACAGATGCTATCCATAAATACAGCGAATTAAAGAAACATCATTTTCGCCACACCTTTTATCCTATTATGGTACGGTTAAATATCTTTCGCCACCTTCACTATGTGCTGCCAGTACATACAAGATTCACCGTATCCTCTGAGCTTCGCCCATTCTTCATATGGCTTGTAACATACTGATTTATAGTGGTAGTACAAGAACTTTGCATGGTCTATATATCCCTCTATGACCGTACTGTATTTCCTCCATTCCACTCCGGCTCTATCAGTAAAGCATTCGCCTCTGAATGCCTCCGGAAAGTATCTGATACCAAAATGATTGTTACTATGTGCTGAGATATATGACTTACCACCACCGGATTCGACCAATGCCTGCGCTAATTGTATGGAGGTCGGTACTCCATACACATACTCACAAACCTTTGCTATTGGGTAGTATTTGATAGTGTACTCTTCCTGACTTTTTGGTGTAAGGAAAAGCACCAAAGCGATTTTATAAAATATTGTCATAGTTCAAATAAACTTTTTTGATTTGAGATTTTGCTATTGTGAATACCTCTTGCGGTATTATAGATAGTCAATCCCACCTCATAGTCAACTAAATTTCTTGCAATCTTATCTATCCTTTGTTCTCCTTTGTATTTCTTGAAGTCAACACCATGAAATTCACAGAGTCTATTCACCTCATCTTTCCCTTCGATGATACCACTCTCTCTTTCACCTAAGTTACTTGGCAGGTTAAAGTTAGTCCAATAAAGATGTCTTCCTCTTTTCTTTGCCGGTATCAATGGGTCATAGTATGGTATCACATTCTCAACAACCCATTTACCATTAAACCAATTGTCTAAGAATATAACTTCTTGGTATAGTGTCATGTCCGGATATTCCGGAGTAGTAGTATCTTTTCTTGCAAACCTTGATCTGGAATGGGTAGGGCATGGAGGACTGCTCCAAATGAAATCAAAATCCTTATAGTTTTCAAGCAGGTATTGATGTGCATCACCCATCACCACCCTATCGTCAGGAAATCTTTCTTGATACATCTTTACTAACTCAGGGTCTATCTCTACGGCAGTCACCTCGCAGTCTGTCCAAAGTAATCTGTTGCCACCCAAACAAGCATAAAGGTTTAAAACTTTATAACTCATAGTGTTAAGGATTATATTTGTCAGATAAAGCATTTACCATAGCTGAGTGACAATCTTCTGCGTTAGCATAATAGCAATTACCCAACCTGCTGTCAATCACCATCTCATTCCCTTCCTCTATGTGAAAGCACCATCTCCCATCGGGTATGTTTATCAACTCAATGGTCAACAACCTTTCAAGAAATCTTGCCTTTACATAGTACGCTGTATTACCATCAAGTCCTTCATGGTATTTGTAGTATTTAAAAGCCTTCACATTCAATGGAGTCTTAGACACATTTTTTGGCTTATAGAACTTCAGCATAGCTATAATCTTTCAAAGATGAAATAATTAGCAATGTCATCTTTAGGACTCTCCCCAAAGTACTTTCGGTACATCTCAATGGCTTTGCCTACCTTACGCTCACCCGATTGGATGAACTCTACCGTAGGCTCAAAGATACCAAGTTGCGCAGTGACCTTGTCAATCACCAGGAACACCAGAGGCTTACCGAAAAGTTGTTGGTAGACGTAGCATTGGCTGTCGTAGTTATAATTTCGTGCAGACCATTTGAATTTGTTGATGTCGCTTGTAGTTTTTAGGTCTATCAAACTATCATCGCAAACGATGTCCGCTTTGCCTTTCCACATCTCCCCTTGTATCTCTCCATATGCAGGCTGTTCAAATACATTCCCATCTCTGAAAATCATATCGTAAAAAGTGATGTTGGCTTTCATCACCCCGACTAACTTCTCTATATCCTCCATCTCTTTCTTTAGCAGGCAGAAGTCTATATTATTGATCTCGCAGAAGGATTTGTATTCCTTGGTAGTTCTTGTGCTGACATCACAGTAAAGCATCTGAGATGCCTTCTCAGGCTCTAATATCAGCTGATGGAAGTATCTCCCCTCGGCAAAGGATTTGTTGTCCTCTCTGACTTTGCCGAAGTCCTGTGGGTTATTCAGCAGGACTCCGACATCAGAGTTAGACAAAAACTTTTTACCTATGCCAGAGTAATACTCAGCATCATTCTTTAAAAGTTCTATTGTCTTATCCATTGCTTACGATTTTAGCGATTTCGCTTTTAATGTCAGCGGAAATAGTGTACTTACGGCTTAGTTGCTGAAGGATTTTCTCTATGCCTAACGACTTATTGTCGGCAACATATTTAGATACCTTTGTCCAATTGTCAGAGCCTTTGACTAACTCAGATACCTCATCAACAGAAGCAGTCTTCTTCTGTACCGGAGCAACCTCACCTTCCGGTAAGTCCTCACCAGAGTAGATGTAGATACCCAATCCGAACATTGCCAAGTTCTTCACCAAGCAGCGCATAATGGTCTTGTTGATATCGAACATAGTAGCAGCCTCAACGGTCTTGTTGCCGTACTTGGTGGCATACTCATAGTCTTCAGACTTCATAGCTTTATTTGCCCCATCCATCACCGGCAGCCACATGGTATGCGACTTGTCTCCGATAGTCACCTTGGTGAATACCATATACCCAGTGATTGGGTCATAGACATAAGGGTAGCCATGGAAGAACAACACCTCGTAGCTTGCATCGGGATAGTGTTTCATTACCTCTGACCAAGCATAAGTCCACGATAGGTAGGTAAGGTCTTTTTTCTTCTCAGTCTTGTCGTTGAGATTGATAGCCGAGAGTGTTTGGAATACATTGTGTGTCATGGTGTTAAAAATTTAATGGTTAAATAAATGTTGAATCTTCAATACGTTTCATTACTTTAAAGTAGTCATCATCGGAATCAACCAGTGCTTGCGCTCTCTTGACTCCTTTCTGTATGTTAGCCATATGGATATTGAATCCATGCTTCTGACCTGCCAATACCATCATCTCTCTGATTGCAGAGACTCTCATCTGTCTCTTACTGCACATATAGTACAGCAGTTGTTTGGCATCCACTATACTTCTGTTCTTAGTGGAGCTAAAGAAGTCCTTCTCTTCAATCCTAAATACCTTTAGGATGTCTGCGAGGTACTTATCGAATATTTTGTGTTTCATTTAGTAGTTCTTTTAATGATTAAACGATGCGTAAATATAATAATTTATTTGTATTCTTCTATATTTTCTCTAATAAAATCTTTGATAATAAATATCAATAACTTTGTTGTCATGAATATAGAGCCGAACACAAACAGATACATTAGAAAGCATTCTTTTGCTTTGATAAACTCAAACGAATTGATAATCAAGAATATATACAATGCTAAAAGCATTATGATCTGGAATATACCAAGGATTATATCTATTACTCTTCTCATGTTATTGGTTTATTAGTTATCGAATCTGTTTAGTTTATATCTCTCTATGACTGAGATAAGAATCTTATCATAGCTTTTGTTGGTGGCATAGCCACACTTCTTCAGACCTCTTGCCCATCCTTTGTAGTCATCGCACCGGAGCTTGAACAAGTGGTTGTATCTCTCATTCATCAGTAGCTTTGAATGGTCTCTGAACGAATACCATGCAGTCTTATACACCACAAACTTATCTTTAGGACTATCGTCATGGTAGATGGCATACTTTTCTTTTCTGCCTTTCCTCCATTTCATACCAAAATGATTGTTACATTTGACCGACAGCGAACTTGTACCGGAATTTGACTCTACTATACCCTGCGCCAGGGTTATGCTTGCAGGGATACCATACAGACTCTGCTCTGTCAGTGCAGTCTTTAGGTACTTGTCCACATAGGCTTGAACCTTATCCACTTTCTTGAGTGTAGACTTCTGTTTGTTGTATGACTCAGTTGCAATGGGGTATTTTCTACCCCTTGCAAAACTGAAACAAACCAATAGACATATAACAAAAAATATTATTCTCATACCAATTCGTTTTTAGATTCGTGAATGCTATTCTCTGAATACCAACCTATTAACCCATCAATCTTGTACAGAAACTTGTACGACTCTGTGAACTTGATGTCTGTAATGGTGGTGGTGATTGGCTTTGCAATACCAGTGCTGAAGGTTACAACATCACCGATGTTGAACTTACTTTCAAACTTGATTATGGTTGTCATGCTAATGGTTTTTTGGTTCGTTAAAATTATTATTGTCTTTCATTATTGCCTTAGTCAGTGCCAAGATGACTATGACAAACATCACACAAAGTATTCCTATCATAGCATCAGATAGGTTGCATCGTCTTGATAATCATCCATGAAGAGTATCTCTTCTGAGTCATACTCTTCGTCAGCATTGGCATCCTGCATGATGTTAACACAGATGTCCTTTGGTATGTATCCACAATTTTTGAACAGGTCGAATGCAGTCAGAGATATCTTTCCGTTCCTTCTCAGATACATCTTTGAATCCTGCATAAGGTCGTAGAATGTATCCATGTCGTTGAGATACCAATCTATAAACGTAGTGGCTCTCACTACGGCTTTCTTAATAGATTGTGTATGCACCAGAGTGTTTGCCTCAAAGAACTCCTCAGAGACCTCGTAGACATTTATAATGTTTTTAGTCATCTCTACACATACGACAAACAATTTGTCTATGGTAATGACCTCCGTTCTCTGAACGGCATTGGTGTTGATAGGCAATGCAAAGTTATACTCTTTGCCAGAGTGATTGAATTGAATGTGTGTCATGGTTAAAAAAGATTAAATGATTATTAGATTTTGTTATTACGTTTTTTGAATTTTCTCTGAGGCTCATTGACTGCTAAAAGCAGACCTGCAATGAGACAAGTTACTGAGATAGACAATAGTAATCCGAGCATAGTAATCGTTTTAATTGTTAAGTAAAATTATAGTGTATGCGTAGATGCATACAACATACACTATAACCAATATGAAAAATAGTTTTGATAGTATCTTAGTCATAACTGAACAGAGGGTACATCTCTTTAATCTGAGCATTCGTTCTGGTCACTCTGATAGCATCTTTGTACTGCTCCTTCCATTTGTGATATGCTTTCTCTTGTGATTCCAGATCCACAAA